AAAAAACGATATTCATGACCTTTTACAAGCAGGAGACTTGGTTGACATTAAAAGAAGCTGGGAATTGTTGCAGAAACTGGCCAAGTTCTTGGAACGATGGAAAAGAAAAGGAGTGAATTTATACACCGTTTTAGGACAGCACGACTCCTATTATCATGATATGACCAATGAAAAGACGATCCTTGGAGTGTTGATAAGTTCCGGGTTAGTGACCCGGTTGACAAGTTGCCCGATATTGGTTGGAGAGTACAAAGATGTGGGAACACATCAGATTTATGGGGCCTCTTATGGGGAAGAAATCCCTGAGGTTGACGGTTATGGAAAGGGGCTGAAGATCCTTGTTGTTCATAAACAGATATTGGTAAAGAAGGAATTTGCCCAGCAAGAGGAATACATGCTTGCATCTTCCTTTTTAAAGGAACATAAGGACTTCGATTTGATATTGTGTGGCGATGCCCACCAACGTTTTGAAGTTAAACAGGGCAAAAGATGGATTTGTAACACCGGGGTGATGTTGAGAATGGAAGCATCTCAACAGATGATGAAACATGCGCCCGGATTTTACGTTTATGATACAAAGGATAATAGTTTGAAGTGGGTTGGAATTCCGCATGGAAAAGCTTCCGTTGTCATGTCAAAGGAACATTTGGAAAAAGAAAAAGAAAAGAAGCACAATTTTGACTTGTTCATTGCAAAGGTGAAGGAGTCTGGAGACGAACAAAAGTCGGTCAGTTTTGAGAAGAATTTGGCAATGATAATGAAAAAGAATAAAACCAAAGATTCTGTAAAGAAGATTGTTAGTGAATATTTAACAGGGGGAGATAAATAAAATGGCTGAAGACGTAAGAGAAAAGATACAGGGATTTAAAAAGGTGTTAGGTAGATTGCAGTCATCGTTTGATCAGGCCAACGGTTCCTATAACACGGTATTGAAAACACTCAAAGATAAGTTTGGTTTTTCAAGCGATGTCGCGGCCCAAAAACAGTTGAAAGATTATGAAAAGAAAATCGAAAAATTGAGAAATGATCTTACAAAGGCCACGGCTACTTTTGAAAAGAAATACAAACATCTGTTATAGGAGAAATAAATGGCCACTTTAAACGAATTAAAGGCGATTGTTAACCGGCAACAGGCTAAACATTCCGTGTTGAGTAAACAATTAAGTGATAAGTGTTCCGACATAAAGGCACTGGAACGAGTTACAAATGATATGGTGGAAGCTAGGAATCTGATTTCGGAGGCCTCCAGAGTGACACAGGAGCAGTTTAAGCAGTTTGTAGAGTCGCTAGTTACGCTGGCAATCCAATCGGTGTTCCCGGACCAAGGATACAAATTCATTGTTGACTTTACTTTACAATCGAATAAGCCGCAGATAAATTTGCTTGTTCAACAGGGAGATAAAGAGCCATATGTACCGGAAGATGAACAGGGCGGGGCGCTGTTAGACGTTGTGTCGTTTGCCTTGAAAATCGTGATGTGGTCACTGGAAAAACCGAAAAGCAGAAATGTGTTGATATTCGATGAACCTTTCCGGTGGACCGGGGGCCTTACCGGGAAAGCGGTGTCGATGATGAAAGAAGTTTCTAGTAAGATGGGCATACAAATGATAATTGTAACCCATGATGAAACGTTGTCAGACATCGCGGATAGAAGTTGGAAAATATCAAGGATAAAAGGTAAACCATCAAAGGTAGAATTGATAGGAGAATAAGACATGTTTGATGACAAAGTTGAAGTAAGGGCTATATTGGCCCCTTGGAGTAGAGGGGTGGAATTTTTAATCAAAAGCGGAAATTCTGTTGGGATTGCAGTTACAATGAAAACGATAGTTGAGGGGGAAGCCGTAAAACCGACTTTTGAATTAAAGATGAATGAAGCTCAAACTTTGATGGACGATTTGTGGAATTGCGGTTTAAGGCCGACTGAGGGAAGCGGGTCTGCAGGTGCACTAAGAGCAACACAAGAACACCTTAAGGACATGCGTAAATTGGTGTTTGCCAAATTAAACCTGATACACATGGATGAGGCTTAAAATGAAAGAAACAATTAAGAACATGATTAAGAATGCATCGGTTTGGATTGTAATTGCATATTTGTTGGGTATGGCTGCTTGGTTTGGAACGCGAACAGCTAAGGACATTTGGCCCGATAAGCGGGAAGAAGTAATCTTGAAATGGGAAATGCCAAAGAACGTCTGTGATGAATGCAAGGAGCAGGACAAATGAAATTATTTATAGTTACATTTATAACAGTAATTTTAACTTGTATGTGGTGGGTAATTTTCATTATAAAAGATGACCAATTATTTAAGGTAATATTAGTTCCCACTACGATTGGAAGTATAGTTTATTTGGGGTTTATAGTGGTTGGAATTTATAATGATTGGGAGAAAGTATGAATTTAATGGAAGAAATCAAAGACTCTAAGCGTACGTTAAAGTTAACTTGGTGGGACGTTATCAGGAGAGTATTCTGCAGGCACCCGTGGGATAAGTCTGTTCAAATAGGAAAGTTGCTCTGGCATGGAAAGATAGGAGTACCTGATGGATGGGTTTATACTATCAATATAAGAAGGTGCTCAGTTTGTGAAACTCATTTTATAGATGAAGGTATAGAACCTTTGAAGGATAGTAAATGAAAGTATCCACAGCAAAGATATGTCTTAACTGTGACTCTATATATGAGGACGGGAATATATGTCCTGACTGTGCAAGCACTGGTTTTGTCTACCTGAGTAAGTATTTCAAACCACAACATAATTGTGTAAGCCTGTCTATTAGGTCACCAATTGAACGGGTTGATGCCTTTGCGATTAGAAAACGGCTCCGGGACAGGCAAAGGAGAAAATAATGGAAAAGTTCCTGACTGAGTTCATACAATACAACGGCTTGTTGACCGCAATGTTATTCATGATTCCTTGGGTGTTGGGAGTCTGTGTATTGATAGAGAGCACAGTTGTCAAACTTATCAAGTTGTATTGGAATGATTTGTGGAAAGGTATGAATGACAACAAAAGATACACAGTTAACACCTTTACCTTTACAACAAAGAGGTGGTGAGGAAAATTAAAATGAAGCCGACATTAAAGAATTTTAAAGAGAGTCTTAAATATCAGACTTGGACTGATGAGATGGGAAATACAAAATGTGCCATTTGCGGGCTTCGTTTTGGGAAACATCGCGGAATGAGTTGTCCAACAGCGAATAAAACCAAATTTAAATTAAGAAAAAAGGAAAATAAAGATGGCCGATAACGCAACCACCTCAACGATATGGGGGCAACCGCCGTTAACAAAAGAAATCTTAATGGAGGCCACGGAAAAGTTAAAGGCCATCCCTAAAAACGACAAGTGGTTGGTTGTCAATCCGGAGGGCCAAATGTTTACGGGTACAGCAGAACAATTGTTACCTTTGTTGATACAGGGGCACCCGTTATTCAAGCCTGTGTTTAATTTTAAAGAAAAAATAAAACCGATAAAGGAGAATTGAAATGCAAGGTGAAACAGTAAAAATGGCTTATGGTGTAATTAGCAATGCTCAGAAGGTGATTGAAAAACTAATGAAAGCTCCTTTACCGGCTGATGTAGCTTACTGGCTAAAAAGAAATCTGGTGAGTATCGCTAAAGGTTGCAAGGAAATCGAACAGAAGAGAAACGATTTAATTGTTAAATACGGCGAAAAGCAAGAAAACGGAACATACAAACTAACAAATTTTTCGCCTGAGTTTGTAGAAGAATATAATAAGTTGATGCCCATGGAGTTTGAAGCGACAATAAACCAAATAGAAGTATCAAAATTGGCTTCTGTTAAACTGACCATGGAAGAGATAACATTAATCGATTTCCTTGTCTGCGAAGAAAGAAAAATAGTCTTGGCAACGAGTACGATACAATGATTGCAATAATAAATAGAGACCATGAACTAACTGACCAACAAAAGAAAGATGGTTGTTATCATCGTTATGAAGTGAAAATAAATCATCAGTCCGTAACTAAATTTACAATAGCAGGAAAAAATAACACTTTATCAATTGTCCTTAGAAGTGCATCTGTTTATTGTGATGTCCCGGTAATAAATGAAATTACAGAGGATATTTTTAAATAAAAATGGCAGTGGAGAAAAGGAAAGGAAACTCCACTGCCACCCACATCGAAAGGAATCACCCCCGAAATTCCTTCGACATGTTATCTGTGCCTACTAATAGTAGACACTCTTCTTAATGTTTCAGGTCTTCTTACAAAACTTGGTTGCTGTTTTACAATGGACGGTTGCGGTGCCGTTGCCGGTCTTGTGACAACAGGCCGCGACACTGGCTTTATAACCTTGTTTTCAACCGGGCCACTTGAAATCATTCCTTTATATAGACCAAAATCGTTTTCTCTTACAATCCATTTTCTTAATACTTCTCTGTTACTGTCTTTTGTACCCATTCCCTTATGACCGGCCCCGATACCGTCTCTTCCGGGGAGACCTTTCATCCCGACATATATGCTTTCTTCTTTATCACTAAATATCAAACCACGCTTATCATTTGTAACTCTTTCGTGTAATCCTGTTTCTTTAAGGGTAACGTCATTTCCGTTCATCATCTTCCAAATTCTGATATCTAGAAATGAATCACCATCTAAAATATCAATAAAGTCCTGTAGAAACGATTTTCTAAAGCAAGTTTGTGCCAAGGAAGCATGCCCCATGTTTGGGTGTGCATGGTAAGTATTATTGGCCAAATGGTAATATTTGCTTCTTCCCACTCCCACGATTTCATATTGGTCCAATTTTTTAGATAAGACCTCAATGTATTTCGGAGCGTAATATTCGTCATCTTCCCAGATGATTATTTTGTCTCCTTCAATATGCTTTATAGCTTCCTTCATGTTTAAAATCATCGTATGTTTCGGGTCCGTTGATTGTGGTTCTCTTCTTACATACTTCGCAAACGCGGGAAGAGTTTCTTTGTTCAAAGGTGTTTTTCCGTCATCAACGATAATCCATTGTTTCGGTTTTACTGTTTGATTTTCTATCCATCTTTTACACAATGAAAAAGTTAATAATCTATCTCCAGTGCATGTAATACAAGTTATGTTTTCATCATTTTGAATTTGCGGCCCTAGGTCTATTATTTTATCCCACTTTCCTTCAATTTCCTCTTTTTTTAGTCTTTTTTTAACGACATCCCTTGTTCCCCTTGTGTCATGACGGACCCACTTGCTTGGTTTTCCTTTCCATGTCCACCCGGAACTTGACGTATGCCCTAGTCCTTCAAACTCTTTTAACACTTTATCTGACAGACCCCTTCTATAAATGTCAAGCATCGCTTGAACTGCCGGGGCTCCGTGATGAATAAACGGCGAATATTTTCTGTATTCTTTTACCTGAATTAAACAAAAATAAGGATGTAAATATTTCATCGGCCCTTCTGTCATTACTCCTTTTCTTGAGCCCCATTCGTGGCCCCCGATGTCGGTTGGCTCAGAATACCCAACTCCCCAGGTGTCATCCTCCATTAATTTTAACATCTCTTCAACAGGAGAATTTATCACTTCAACATCTGAATCAAAAATTAAAACGTATGGTGTATCAACGTATTCAATCCCGGCGCTCAATCCATGGCCGTGACCTATGTTTGTTTTTGCGTGGAAAACCCTAGTATTTTCATCTGCCAAGCTTTCTACGTAATTGTAGCAAGGGTTGTCTCCACTGGAGCCATCTATTATGATTATTTTCATGTTATGATGAAATCTTCTTACAGAATTGTAGGCCCTTTCAATCAACTCTTTAGTGTTGTGTGTCACTACTAACCCTGTGATTTTTTCGTTCATTTCAACCTCCATCTCAGGGGCTCCGTTACTTACCCTTATAGTTTTGCTATACAACTCATTCAACCAAACTACGCTTTTGGTTTTTTCGAACACATTTTGAATGAACCGGAAATCTCCTATTTGCTCTTCGGAAAAGCTATCTATACATTCTTTCCATAAACTGTTCTTAACAACTACACAGGAAGTTCCCACATGACCGCTTAATATCTCCTCCTTACCCCAGACTTTTTCAGTCGGAATTACCAATTTACCGGCCAACATTTTAACGAAAATAATGTCCGGGTCATGTTTCTCAACTACCTCTTTTAAGTCACTTATAAACTTTTCATTTGTTAACATGTCATCATCGTCTAACATAAACACATATCGACCATTCACCTCATCCATGTTATTAACAAATAACCTATTCGCTTTATGAGAGCCGATACCCACATCGTCTCTTATTACCACATGTTCATAGTCTTGGTCATCTTGCGCTAAAACGCTATCACAACATTGTTTAAACGACCAAGGCCTTTTATAATAATGTCTTGTCACTATCGAAAGAAACGGTACTATTTCTTTTAAATGTACATGTTTATAAGGCTCAGGGACCCTATTTTCTATGGCATGTTTGTTTTCAATTTTATGAACATGATGCGCCCTGATTGTAAACGCCGGATTTGAAACGCCGTAACCTACAACATACAACTCATGGGCCAATCTATTGTCGCAGCCCAATTGACCCATTTCAAAATCGGCTTTTATTTTATTGTGTATTATACCTCTAAAAATCCACACGTCCTGACTATCGGCATGGTCATATAAAATACTTTGCCCGTCTTCCTTGTCATCCCATCTTGAAAGGGCAAAGCAATCGTTTCCCTTAATATATTTAACTTGTTCCAACGTATCGTCAAAATAAATGTCCGCATTAGCTAAAATACTTACTTCTGACCTAACTTCATTCATTACTTTAAAGAAGTCATTGTATGTAGGTCTTTTCTTTACCGGTATTACTTTAACTTTACTATCAGAAATTTCAAGTTCTGTTTCACATAACAGATATATTTTATCGATTCTTTGGTTCCTAATGTTGTTCTCCAGACAAAGAAGAATTTCTTCCTGTCTTTCCTCATTGCCCGTATTCCAATAGGACGTAAATAAGGAAACTGTTTTGGGCCTTTTAACCGCCGCGTACATAAAAATTTCTTCTTCCTGTTTTTTCCACTGTTCCAGTATTTTCTTTTCTCTTCCTTCAAATATCCTTTTTTCTTCTAAATTCCACGGATGTAAAATTATCTCGGAAGAGAGTTTAAACCCGTAATCATTTCTGTGCTTCTTCAAATATAAAGGATGATGAGTGTCATAATACTCTTTCCTAAACACTTTTTGAAATCCTGTAGGAGCTATGTACATGTGATTCCCAAGTACCCTATCCGGGCCATGTCCATTTTCCAGTGTGTACTCTTGATAAGTTCTGTATTTGGAAATGTGTAAATGGTAAGCTTTAATATCCAAAGCTGGACACCCGGCGTAGTAATCTGTTATAAAAATGTTATATAAAAAGACATTATCACAACAACCTTTTCCTAAGGGAAAATCAGACAATTCGCCTAGTTCTTCCTTTACCTTGCCCTTAAAAATCCACACATCTTGAGAGCCCGATGAATCTATAAATTCGGCCCCTCCATTTTCCTTTACATCCCATCTGTCAAGGACAATACAAGTATTGTCCATCTCTATTTTTCGAATCAGTTTTAAGCTCTCATCAAAGTAGATGTCAGTGTTGGATATGATGTTATAGGAGGTTTCAAACTTCTTATTTTTATTTATGAATTCGATGTAATCTTTATAAGTTGGCCTACATTCGGACTTAGCGATTTTCACCTTATTGGATTTAAACTTTTTAGGTAAAAATTTATCGTCCAAGAATAAATAAACTTCATTTATTAAAGGGTTGTTTATGTTTTTTTGTAAACAATCGTCAATTTCCTTTTGCCTTATTTCATTTTTAGGACAAAAATATGACGTAAATAAAATTATCTTATCCATTACTTCCTCTTTTCTGCAGAAAATACCAATTTCTTTCCCTTTCATTCTCAGGTAACATTTTTATTACCTCCCACTCAGCTTTTAATGAATTTAAAAATTTCTTTCTGGAATACCTGCCATCTATCTCTGTCCATTGCGACACATGAAAATCGATAACATCAATGTACTCGACAATTAAAAATTTCTTACAAAAAATGTTCCATAAAGCAGCCTGTTTGTCAAAATAAAACCCTTTTCTACATAAGTGATGTGTTACTGAGGAGCAAAATACCACATCTGCAGAGATTTCCTTTTTTCTCAAATCGTAATTTTCTGTAAGGTCCGCTTTTAAACAAAAAACTTTTCTCCCGGCGCTGTCTTTATATAACATGTTTAATGCGTACTCTTCATAGTCAATTGCAATGACATTATATCCTCTGTTATTGAAGAATTTGGCCGCCCCTCCTGTATTACAACCGACATCCATAAATGTTTTGTTGTGTGCTTTTTCTTTCACAAAGTCATGCGCCATAGTGCATTCTTCAAATAGCGCGGTATTTGTGTATTCCCCCCATTCTCCCTTGCCCAGAGTGATTTGGTAATTTTCTATTTCAGTTAACAGACGGCCCCAATCCCCATCAAATTTAAGCCCAAAAGGAAAAAGCATCTTGTTAAAATGCTCCACCAACATCCCTACTTTCCTGTTTTCACAAAACGACCCTATGTCTATGTAAACGGGAAAGGAATAGTTAAACCCAAATTGAAGATGATGCACGTCCGTTAAACAATAGCCGCTGCCTATTTCCTCTAAAAGAATTTGTATATTACAAATCAATTTTAAACAGTCCAATTTTTGGCCTATGGTTCTGTGCTCATCAGAGAAACAAAATACCTCATCCAAAATTCTGTATATATCACCGTCCAAGTATCCTTCCAATTTAAGAGATGTTATTTCGTGTCTTGGTATGTATTTTCTTCTCATCAATTCGCCAAACTCTTTTCCTTTTACGAATTCCTTTATACCAAACCACCTGTTTTCTTCAACGCAAGAATTTATAATTAAACGGAACAACAATCCTTTGTGCTTAAAAACAAAGTTTACGTCTCTGTTTTCCGTATCGAGAGGATTACCTAAAACCTCTATTTCCTTAAAAGGTATTATTTCCATAAATACTCCGCTATTACAAACCCAAATTTCTCTGGAGACAATTTTAAGATGTTAAATCTCTTGTCTTGTTGCATCATCTTTAAACTTCTGTTATGTTTGATGTGATAAACATCATCTAAAACAAACACACAGGGTCCTTCCAGTAAAGACAGGACATATTCAAATTCTACAAAACCCATATGCCCCGCGCTGTCTAAAACAACCAAGTCGGGCTGAAAATTAAAAGATGATAGCACCCATCCCAAACAATCGTCTTCAACATCGAATTTTGTTTCATTTAAATAGAGCACTAATCTTTCTTCTTCTTTATGGTCCACAAAGATGTCTTCATTTCTGGAATTTTCAATCAATTCCTCTATGTCTTCTTCGGTGGGCAACAGGTTTTTAGGGACCGATAGCCCATTTACCAAACTTATCTTGTTTCCCTGCAAATTAACAACCGCTTGCTCAAAATATTCAGGATTAACCTCAATACTGACCATCGAATATTCCGGGCTGTGTTCCTGCAGAGCATCCAGTATCATCTTAGTTGTACCTTTACCAAGAAAAGTGCCTGTTTCAACGATTTTTTTGAATTTTCTTTCCTTAATTAATTCTTGAATGGAAACTTTAAAATCCTTTCCACCAACGCTCATCCCGCACCCGTTTGTATCAGTTGCAATTTTCATAGTTTTTCTCCAATCATTGTTAAATTTTTTCTAAATGCTCCGGGAACACTTAAAATTATTTTTATCCCGGCCAATCCAAAAAGTTGGCCGATTGCTTTTTCAGAAAGAAGAAAAAGATGTATTCCCGCATCAAAATAAGGATAAGCACTCAGTTCTTCGTCACTGTAAACGGGAATTTGTATCATGACGTATTTATTACTTAAACTGGCCATTTTCCTTAAAGCTTTTAATGGGTCCGATAAATGTTCTAGTAAATCGAACCCACAAACTATGTCAAATTTTTCGTTTATCTCCACATCAGGAAAATCGCCGCATATCATTTCAATGTTAAAAGTGTTTCTAGCGAAATCACAGGTCCCTTCATTTAATTCGACTCCGACACAACGTTTAAACCCGTTGTCTCTACAATACTTTAAAAACCCGCCATGAGAGCAACCGATTTCCAATATCGATTGTTTAAGTGACGTTTGACACAATTGTTGATACCAAAACGGTATTCTATCTTCAAAATCAAGTACGGACCTTTCCTGTACGTGCTTTTCCATCAGGCCTACAAAATCATATCTTCTGTCCAACCGCTCTATTCGAGAAACGAGTGACCCGCAATCAACACATAACCGGTAATCCGAATGAACGCTATCAATTAAATTTTCATTGCCACAACAACATTTCATATTACTCTCCAGTTGTTTCTGATAATTGTCTTATTCCATTGTGGGTCAGGTTTATTATTATAGTAAAATTTTGGTTTGGCCCAATTCATGACCACCTCAACTAAATTACAAAGAACACTGTCAATGCAATGTATTTCTTTTGCATAGTTTATTACTGTGTACCAATCAAAAATGCTATACCCTTCGATAGGTTCAAAAACAACCTTATTTTCAACCGGGATATTTATTTCAAATCTCCCCTCCGATTTTTCATGAACTAGGTTGTATGTATATCCATGTTTTTTGGTAACAAATTCGTACAAAGCCAGCTCTTTATCTTTATTTCTTGTCCATTCAAGTTTCCATCGTTCTTCCAGAGGAACACCGGCCTTTATATATTTTCCTTCAACAAAACTGAACAAATGATTTCTCGTTTTTTGCCACCAATCTTCCACTTCCGTACCCATGTTAATCCCGAAACTTATATCAACAATCTCAGTATAAGAGTTCTTGTCAGTTTCCATCACCGGCCTACAATACTCTATATTTTCAAATATGGAATGAAATCTCTCAGGACACAGCCAATCTACGCTATACCATTGCGAATACCATTTCGCTATCGGCAAACAAATTATTATGTCTCCAAATCTCCCCGGCTGGTCGATAAGCAGTGTCTTCATTTATTCCATCTCCCTTCTTGAAACCAATTGAATAAAACAAATAAATCAGGTTCATATCTAACTTTATAATGTCTACTTAACTCTGCTCCCATCAAACCGTCAGCATAACTACTATTTACGTTGTAAATTAGTCTTTTAAAAATATGACCTTTAATAATCATTTGCTCCAGCCCAATGTCATATGGACGAGACAACTCAGGGCAAGCTATCAATGTGTTAGTCGGGTGCCATGAAGTTGGGGAAAGGTTTTCTGTAACTATATTGTCACCCCTTTTCATGGAGATGAATATTATGTCATCGTTCATTTCTTGAATCGCGGGAATAACGTTTTCTTCCACAGAGTCATCGTCACACATTCCCCAATAATAATCATTATCAATTATCCCTTTAGTTCGGATAAAGTAATTTATCTTATGATAACAAAGGTCATGTCTTTTGTTTGTAGGAACTGAAACAACGATTGGCGTGGGCCAACCTTTGTTCCAATCAATGAATTGTTCCGGGGTAACTAATAGATTGAGTCTTTCTTTTCCAAAAACCTTTACTAAGTCCTCAATCAGGTGCCTCCGATGAAAAGGCATTACAACATGAATCTTATTCATCTTTTCTTCCCTTTAATTGTTTATTCCTTACTGACGGCTTCCTTACAAATAAATATGTATCGATGGGGTGATTCTTTGCTTTGTTGAAAAGCCACGTCAGTCCAATATTCAGCAAGTTTTTCTGTCCACTCTATTTTGTTCTTTTTAACGGTTGTTAAGTCCATACCTAATCTCTTGTCAGATAAATCGTACATTTCAACTATCAAGTTTTTGCAAGTTCTCTTTATTTCAGCAAGAATCTTATCCAATTTATCCGCTTGGACCGTCATCAATGTATTGATACAAATGCCCCAATCGGCGTGTGGCACTTGACTTAGGTCTTGTAAATCGGCGGTTATAAAGCTTAAATTTGTAATGGGATTGGAAATAAATTCCATCGCTTCATTTTCAAGTGCTGTTTCGGTGATATCAATCATGGTTATTTTTTGTACAGGTCTCGTTTGCATCATCGCTACTTCAAGTCTTCCTGTTCCACAACCGTAATCATTAATTGACATTGTATATGGAATCGTATTCAAGATGAAATCCAACATTCTTAATGCAGTTGACCCTCTTCTATAATCCCCTTTGGCCCAAACGGTTTTAAACTTGTTTTGGTGTTCCATATCCAACATTTTCTTTCTCCTTTTTATTGATTTAGCCATTCCTTAGTTGGCTCTCCTAATAATTGTTTTGTCCATCCAGACATAGACCTTACATAGGGCTCTACTTCTTTTTTCCTTGCTACCCAACCTTTTTGGAAATGGTCATAAGGCTGAAACCCTCCCTTATTGGCCCCTTCCATTGGGCACCCGCAAAGAATAATTTTAGTGTAGCCTAATCTTATTCCAGCAGAGACACCTAACAAGGCAGAGGACCCTGTGGGGGGTACGTGGGGCTCTATCATGTCAACTCCAGGCTTAGGTAAATGTCCTATTACTGTATAATTTGTACTACCTCCTAATATCTCTCTTTTTTTCTTGTACATAGGGATGTCGGTTGGGTGATAGGTAACCATGTACTTTACTTTTCCTTCATAAGGGCATGCTTCACCCACCGCCATCACATCAAACTCGTCAATAAGTTCTTTTATTTTTTCAAGTTCAACAGACCATCTCATGGCCCGTCCTACTACCAATAGGGGCCTCATTTTATATTCCTAAAACAAGTTTTACGTATTCCCAAAACATAGAAGTGTACGCTTCTGGTTTATTTTGCTTTACCGGCAACGCAGCCCAATAACCAACATAATCTTCTCCTTGCCGATACAAATTGCCGTACTTTTCAACCTTCTTACTGTAATCGTAATTAACTTCACACAAATCCAAAATGCCAGACTTCAATTGTATCTTTTTTCTTTTACACTGCTTCTTCATCGCGTTCCATTCTGTTTCCCCTGCTCTTTGACATTCTTTGTAAAGAGTGCTTTTTCCCCCGTTATAAATTTGGTAGTCAATCCAGAGTAACGAAGTCCAATTTTCCGTTGTGTGAATCCGGTTCATATAAAAGGCTTGCATTCTAATCGCCTGTTTCGGGTTGTATGGGTCAAGGGACTCGCCCATCAAAGACTGTATGTACTGAGAAGTCTTAGGCATAAATTGAGCTACGCCCATTCCTGCATCAAAAGCTGTAATGTTCGTTCTACAAGCAGACTCTGTTTTTAATTGGCCGACTCCATACCACCAAGGAAATTGGATACCAAAATATTTGGTGTGTTCAACGCGAACATCTTGAGTAAGAGATGTGCAACGGTCTAATGGGTACGCTTTAGATAAACAAAAGAATATCAACCCCATTATAACTGCAATAATAACCCCCAGCCTTAGCTCCATGTGTTACCCGCCCATCGCGAAACAGTAAACAATTGTGCAATACCAACCAGCAAGAAAAATAACCCCCGGCCAATGGTGTTCCCTTATTAAAGTTTCTAACTCCAAATAAGGAAACAAAAACAATCGAACAAAATGGGCAATCAAAATTCCTAAAGTAACGCCCATTAATTTAGTTGTAAACAATCCCAATAAGCCAAGCCTTGCTTCGTGCGGGATTACAAAAATACAACATACAATCATAAGTAAAAGGATACCTGATACTCTGTTCCTTTCCAAAGTTTCTTTTAAATAAGCTAATCCTTGTTTTCTCATTTTGTTTCTCCCTCCTCCCAACAATCCCATGATGTTTCTAGTTTCATAGAATAGTCAAGTAACATAAGAATTTGTGCTTGCTGTTGTTTACACAATTCTTCTTTAGGGTCCACCAACGGCAGAACTGGTCTTATAGGCTTCACACAAGCCTTCATTGTTGGCTTTTGAACTGCTACTCTACTTGGGCACAGATAACTGCAGCCCACCATTGTTAAAATTAATAATAGGAGCATTGAGTATCTTATCATCACCTACCTCCAATTTACATTTTGTTTTTAACAACTTTATTTGTGCTTGGTATGTCGCGGTACTATTACTAATTGTCTGCACCTTCTTTTGTATTTGTTTTAATTTCTTTACCTGTATCTCATAATCAGCCACCTGACCCATCAACGCAGCCTGAGTTTTGTGAAGGTCGTCTATAGTGGCTTCATGCTTTACAATAGTTGTCTTCTGAGAAAGGACCCTGATATATTGAATCGTTCCGAAGACAGATAACATTACAATCACAGCTAACAGCCCATAAATTAAATATTTTTGAATAAATGCTATCATAACCCTCTCCTTTTATTTTTAATTGCCTAACTGGCAATTTTCTTACATGTATCAGGTCAGAGAACTTTTGCTGTTGCTGTTGCCTCCACTCCCTCTGCTGAAACAATAACACTTATCGTCTCCCCCGTTCTAAAATACTGTTTCGGAAGATACGAACTTTGTACCGGGGCAATTACTCCATTCCTTGTCCATTTATATACAAAACAATTACATGAAATGCCAACAGACACCACTTCCGCATAAATTGTTTGCGTTGCCCCACAAATCTTATCCTGTTGAATATCGGGGAAAGACGAGTTGTCCGGCCTAAGAGTAACCGATATTTTCTTTTCGCAATCAACACAAGGTACAACCGGGGGTACAACCGGGGGTACAACCGGGGGTACAACCGGGTCCACAACAGGCTTGTCCTTCTTAGGAAGTTCATCGGCCTTTTTCCCTATGAGATAAAAACCAACCGCCACACCTATTACTAAAATGATTATAAATGCAATCCACATAACTCCCTCCTTTTATGCTTGCCTATCTTTTGGTGTTCCATTTTTGCTTCTATGTTCAGCCACCGGACGAATAATTAATGCTGCCACTTCCCCATTACCGTTATCTTGAAAATAAGTCAGACTGGCATTAATTAAAAACTTTGTTCCATCTTTATTTTTATGGTACCGGAAAGGAACAAACTCCGTCTTGGATGAATAAGTTTGTCTTGTTCCCTCAGGTTCAGCCGTCAAATCCATAATTGTCAGCTTTGTTATTTCTTCCATGGTGTACCCATATAAGGAGCAAGCGGATGGATTCGCATCTAATATGTTACCAATTAATACATCATCATCCATTTCAATTCTCAAAAGCAAAAAAGCCTCTCTTGAATTTAACCAGAATGTTTTGTATCTGGTCATTTCCTTATTAGCTTTGGCGATTTTTAACAGGAGACATTGTATTTTTTCATCTAATTGCTTTTCCTTTACTCCTTTAATTTTATCAACTAATTTTTTGCAGAATAACATGTTTATCTCTCCTTTAATTGTCTTCTCTGTTGGTCAAATCGAATTTCGCCAACCAACGTCCTCATTTCTGCTTGAGTGGCTTCAAATCTTGAGATTGATATTTCCATCCTATCCATTCTTTCACTTTGAGCTTTATCAATTTCTTGTATTCTACCAATGTCATACCTGTTGGTAACAAAACCACCAAACAGAAAAGCAAATAGGCCAACTAAAATCATAAAGACAACGGCCCACTTCACTGTTAAAGAACTTTCCCTAGGAGAACTATTTATTCTGCTCGCAATCGTCTCTGCTAAATCTTTCAAATCATCTTCCATTCAGGATATCTCCTTTAAATTAACTTGCACTCAACCCAATTGCCATGTAATATATCGTTGTATATTTAAACCAATTAGTAGGAGGACTTCCTGCCGTTCCTCTCGCCCCCCAACAATACACAAACCCAGAAGTATTAATTGATGCAACCGCTATTCCAGCCCAATCGTTTGAATCAGCCGTTTCAAATACATTACCACTTAACACCACAGAATAACAAGCGGTGAGACCCCCCGGAATTGTTGGAAATGATACAGGTTTTTCCTGCAATTCATCCGCTTTATTTATCATAAAAGAACCCCAAATTAAAACCAACCCTCCAGGCAACTTTTGATAACCACTTCCTCTACTAGAGGTGAACGAATTTACTAACACTTTTGGAGACAACCACTTATCCACTTGGGTACTATCATATGCATTCGTAGCAATATCGGATGTCTTAGACAATTTTCCAGACAATAATGTTCCTACTTCTGCTGCATCTGCCTTTGCTGAAACTCTAGGATTCCAATAATCGTAGATAATCTTTTCAGTCGGTACCTTTGTTCCTGTAGGGCTAAACGCCGTAACCGAATTTATTTTACCTAAAATATATGTCACTATTTGAAGTCGGGTTGCTCCTTTTACTGCATCAGTCTCTGCATCAGTTAACGCAGTATTTGGTAACATCAATGAAACCCGGCCATCAATCGTAGATAAATACGTACTTGTTAGGTATTGTATTACAGCATACTGAGTCGGTGCCTTTACATTGCTTGCTCCTGCCAGACTATCATTTGTGATTGCAGCAGGGATTGCCGTATTTGTTACCCAAGTCTGTAAAGCATAATCCTTTAAATAACCGGCTGGAACATTTACCAATCTTTCTATTTCTTGGTCAACCTGATATAAGGTCACACCTGATTCCGAACCGGCAATGGCATCCCTAATTTGGGCCAATACCCAAGTCTGTGTTCCATAAGGACCTTTCCAATCACCGGCTGGAATAATTGAATCGGTACCTTGTAAACATGCAGAGATTGCAGCATTCATTGCTACGGTTGTCGAATAACTGGCTTGTAACTCAGGCAATAAAACCATATTTTGCAAAGTGGCAACCAAGGTTGAATACGTCCCATAAGGAGTCATATCGTAGCCCTTGTTTTTAAAAGCTTCTCCCAAGGCAGCAACCATAACACTCACCTGTTGCAACACTCTATTAAACATTGCCGCAGATGCTTTTCCTCTTACAAAACCAGTAGCTCTTAATGTGTCATAAGTGGAGGAAGAGCCTATGTTATTTCGACCATAATCAAATTCTAAAAAACTATTTGTTGCCATAATATTCTCCTTATTTTATGTAATTGAAGTATCCCAATACCCTAAATCAAACCCGTCCTCATACTCTGTGTACTCTTCCGTATCAGGGTCATCCAAAAGTGTAAACCATTTTGCTGTAGTCGGCGGTGCTTCAGACCCGTAAAAATACCTAACTCCTTCTGGTCGTGGTAACACCATGTCATTGTAAATCATATCCAAAACTATCTGAGACATTTCCCCTGTTATAACCACATCCGCAGTCATGTTTTGATGGTCTATTATTCTTAATGAAGCTTCTGTAAATAACGAATTCCATGCATCATATATTGTTCCTAAAGAACCATCCCAATAGTTGGTCATAGTTTTCAACTTCAAAATTGTTCTATACGTTGCATCATCAAGACTGGAAGAAGAGCCGTCCGTGGGGTCAAAGGGAAGGGTTCTACTTTGTCCTATAAGAACACCCAGCGTGTCCAACTGCGCTCCAACAGCTTCATCAAGGTCAAAAGCTTGCGGCAATTGTTCCGCACAAGAAACCAATTCTTGTAACAAATTAATGGGCTTACTCAACCAATTTAAAAAATTAGTAGAATTTTGATATTGACTTGTTATTCTTAATAAATATTCTTCAGTCGTTTTGCTCATGTTGTCACCGTCACTACAATATAAGGAGGAGATTCATCCAAAATTCCTTGAGTCACTTCATCAAAGTTAATTGTTATATTTGAGGTTCCTGTACTCGAAGTAACTCCTATCTCTAAACTGTCAATGTAAAATAAAGGACTCCGAATATCCGGGGTCATTGCCATAACCGCCGCATACATGGCCGACATCGTTAAACCTTGCCCAATTTCCAAACCATTTAAGTAATCATAAATTGCAGTCTCAATGTCTGTTGTTATTGAACTTACATACCCTGTTAACGCTTTAATTGTTACATCCACATAAATAGGAACCGGTTTTGGACGTAAAAACCGAATTGCCATCTCATCTCCGGTGTCCGGGTCTGTCACCATTTCTTCAACACTATATGCATCACCGCTTTCACCGCCATATGTATAACACCCGATTCCCCTGTTTAGGAAAATAGCCGTTGCCACTTCTTCATCAGTACCGCCCTCTACAATACAGGTGATTGAATGTGGCGGGCAGAAATTTTCATCAATAAGGTCCGTATTGTTTTCATATATCTTATATCTTGTTACATTTTCAACAGCGCCTATACTTGCTGCTGTTCCTGATAACATGGTATGCGATGCTAATTGAGTGCTTAACGCTTGTCGTGCTCTCAATTGTTCATCAGTCTCTACAGATTGGCCGGTCACTGCGGCTATAGAATTAGTAACTGTAGACCATCCATATTGTGGAGTTGCTATAACTGTTATTGTTCCGATTAAAGCCGCAATTGCTCCTTCAGTTTGACATGTTGCAGTCACGGATACCGAACCATCGCTTCCTATAACAGTCACCTGTGGAAGAGCCCAATAATTTCCATTTACATCTTGGGTCATGCCGTTGGAAATGATGGTATATGCTACTCCTGTTAAAGTCACTGTGCAAGTCGAAAAGGAAGCTGCTTTACGTGTTATTCCGTTTACTTTTACCAAAGTATCCAGAGCAACCCCAAGCCCGGTTGTCGGACTCTTACTGTTGTAATCGTCCTGCAAAACAAGTAAGGAGTCATAAATCACATTGGCCACTACAGATATCCATTGATAATCTGCAGCATCGTTGCCCAAGTAACAGTCTTGGCCGTAAATACCCTTATAGCTACTCAACAAATGGTCCAATATGTCTGAGTAAGAGGGTATGTGAATTCCTGTATAATCTATGTAGGGAGCTACGTATGCCATTTTTTATCCTCCAGTAATTGTTATCGGTCCATAAACACTTGTTGCATCTCCTGTGTATGAAAAATTCCTTGTGGTTTCGGTAAACTCACTTTCCACAGAAGTCATTTCAATCACAAGCTTTTCATTGTTCAATTTTGTATCAAGAATCCTTTGTGTAATCAAGGCTTCTATGATTTTATAATTGGTGCCTCTTCCCCCTAACATTTCAGTCCATAAAGGCAAACCATCATCCAAATCTTCCCACCACTCTTCCTTAAACAACTTTAATCGTGTTGATATCGCCTGAGCAACCGCATCAATTCCTTGAAGAAAATCTCCTTGGTTATTGCCGTACTGAGGTTCTCCATCAACTATTCTTCGATATCTCATAATTAATCACCATCCACTTTTTGAGTCGCTATTGATGTAAGTAAGGGGGTTAAAATCACTGCAGGAATTCCCGTTAATGTAGGTGCTCCCGGCCCCGGTGTGTATAAATGTTGATGCCCGTCATAATAAGTCAATATTCTTTGGTCTATCAATTTGTAAAGTGCTGATAACCCACCCAATTTAATTGAAGGCGCATCCACGGTCACCACCGAAGCGCCTTTTACATCCACGGCCCCTCCGCTACTTTCAACATTAACTGCACCGGCTCCTTTAACCTCTACCGCAGCGCTCCCGTTTATTTTCATATTACCAGTGCCTTTAATGTCCATAGTAGAGCTTCCTTCTATATTCATGGTACCGGTGCTCTTTACATCCATCTTTGCACTACTTTGTATCTTCATATCTCCTGTTGATTTCACGTCCATTGCAGCACTACTTTCAATTGTAGTTTTTCCAGTGCTCTTTAAATCGATTGTTGCACTGCTCTCCATCTTAATTATGCCGTCTTTAACGGAAATGTAAGTTGTTTCATTTACTACTATCTTTACTTCATCGTCTTTTACTTGTATTTTGTTTATGCCATCCAGTGTTCTTATTTCTAGACAATCAGTGGCATAATTTTCAATCTTCTTCGGTTGACTTGACGGAGCCAATATTGCAAACCCATCAGATAAATCGTGTCTTCTATTAGTTAACGCTTCTCTGGTTCCCTTATTTGCGGGCACCGTTGTTTCTTCCCCTTCACTCCACCATGCATCAATACAACTATCGGCAAACACCACAAGGCACTCATCTCCAACCGTAACCGGCACTGTTATAACAAAATTACCAGCTCTAAATGGAAGTATTGGTACATCCAATAATTCAGGAATGGCCACTCTTTCAAGTTTATCAATATAAATGGCATCCTTAATGGCCAACTGCACCTTTACAGTTTGCTCAGTAGCATTAAATTCTCTTATAATTCCAGGCGCTGCACATCTTAAATCAAAATCGTATTGGTCTAAAAGTCTCTTAAAGACCTCATCAAAAAGTAAAAAATCAGCACCCAACCGTGGACCAGTTTTCATCGTTGATTTCCCCCCGTATATGTAAACATTTCAGTTGGTCGTGCCCCATGCATTGCCATTCCGGTTATATGAGTATACCATTGGTCCCCCCTACTATCGCCCTGATGACGGACCCCAATAACTTGATACTCTTGAATTTGATATTCTTTTGTCACTTCAATTCCACTTGAAGGAAGTTGCATATATTCTACTTTTACTTGCTTAAAGGCCTGATTGTCCAACTGTACAACGCAATGAGGCCTCCCCAAAATGACATTCGGATTTAATAAAATTGTAAAATCACAACCATACTGTGTTTGTACCGGGGTCCCTATTAGTCCTCCCTTCTCAGGAGAAACCACAATCTTATTTGCCGTGTCTGGATTAAATACTTCATCATCGTCCATTACGTGTGCTTTTGACTGAAATGAAAATATCCTTGCTCCCGGTAACATTTCCTTAAACACCTCTGCTGGAGATTTGAAAATTGTTTGCCCTCTTGGTAGATTGTCAGGCACTTTATTTGTGACAGCCGATGTGTTTACTTCTTCATCCGTTTTCGGGGCATGTGATTTCAAATAGTCGGTCAATTCCTGTTTATCAAACGGAATTTCCCTTTTTGTTCCGGGAAGCAAAATGTTATTTACTGCTGTCACTGCGTTCATTCCTCTTGTTACCGTTGCAACACAAATGTTGGCATCTGTAAATAAACGGTCCCCATCCAAACAACGAAGAGTCAATTTATAATCAACCACTCCTTCTCTTTCCACGAGAGTCTGAAAAACGTATCCTTTAAATATCACCCCAAAATTAAGCTCGTCTCCTACATACCCGGCAGACAAAGTAACTATGGCTCCTTCTTCAATTACTTTATTTCTGTCTTCCTTATTTAAATTATAAATGCTTATCTCTGAAAAATACCACCCGGAAATGCCGGGGTAGTTGATATCAAAAACGATTCTTAACGTTTCAGGGTCAAATCCTGATTGTTCCACCGTAATAACATCAACATCCCTTTGCTTCGCTTTCTTAGGAGTACACCATATTTCTAATGACACTTTTCGTCCGTAAAGATTGCTCATTCTGTGTACCCCCAAACTAATATGTAGTCTATGCCCAAATTGGTAAGGTTAGGTTTTTCTTCTGGCAAATTACTGATATTTAAAATGTAACAACTGCCTATATTTAGGTATTGATGCTGGCCAAGTAAATTATGAGTTGGGTATCTTCCCGCGTATAAAGGAATCGGGTCCACATAATACTCACCTGTATTAGAGTTCTTTAAACTCATCTCCCAACAATCAGAATACTCATTCCATACCAACTTAAAATCAATGGAAACTCTTGTCGTTGCATCCACAGAAACCACGCACCTAAAATTTTGGTTAGGTGTAGGCTTCAATGGAATGTACTGATAAGGATTATCTGTATTTATTTCAACATCATAAACACTCATCATAAAAACTGTTGTAAATTCTTGTGCTGGACTATCCAGTACCTCATAAGTCGCTCGAATAAAAGTCACCCCGGCAGAGATTGCTACAACTAACCCGTTACTGTCAACCGTTGCCACTGCTGTGTTAGAGGAAATCCAAGTAACTAATGTAGGGTTTATCTCTTCACTAGTTTCCGGGCTATCATTAAAATACCCAATTATTCTTGCTTGTTGAGATGTTCCTACAATCACATCCTTATCTAAGACTATCTCAATATAACTAAGGTCTGGGACCACTGTTCCGGGGGGCACTTCTCCATCCCAAGCGCCGCCGTATTCTATTGCGGAATCAACTGTTTGTGTTAATATGTAGTGAACAAAATCAACAATGGTTTCAAACGATATTTTAATTTTGGCAATTCCACCACTTAAAGCGGCAACTAGCCCGCTACTGTCAACAGAGGCTACAGTTGTTCCGGAAGACAAGACAAACTCGTATGTACCTGCAGCTCCGATTATTTCCTCATAAATAGCATAATCTTCCTCTACATAAGTACAAGACCCGGTTACATCTGGCGAAGTTCCATCAGTGTAATTGGCTAAAACTTGAAGTTGTGTTGTTTCACCTATTTCTAAAAGAGGAAGAATTGGCGTTACCGTTAAACTTTCCAAAATAACAGTGGACGTTCCCACCGTGTTACCATAATTTACGCCCAAAGAATTTATAGCATATGCCCTAACTCTGTAATTAGAATTAAGCATTGAAACTATCTGATAAAACAACTCACCTACTTCAAAATCGCCGTCTTCATATTTTGTCTCATCTGCAACTGTTGGGGTTCCTGTAGGCCCTTCTAAATAGCAAAAACCTCGGCGTGTAACCTGAGACCTCCCTTTAGAAACAATTACTCCATTTGCCCTAAAGGTTGTAAAATTTATATCCGTAGAAGACTCAGTTGTAAGTACAACTGGAATGTCCAGAGTTAAAACATCTACGGTATTTCCATAGCCAGTTCCACTATCATTTATTGCATACGCTCTTACCCGGTAATTAAGATAATAATCTATTCCACTTGATATTGGAAGGTCAAAAGCTCCCTCACTAAAAGTTCCATCTTCATGGACCTCTAGAACTCCTTCGCCGCCAATTTCAGGGTCACCGGTTGTAGCTTGAACGTAACAAAAACCCCGGCGTGTGATATCTATTCCACCAGCATCCGTAATATTACCATTCGCAGTAAAGCTATCAGCTAAAATCGCTGTCGCCGCTTGTGTTGTTACATCTGGCACTTCCCCTAAAAGAAGAACGTCAACCGTACTCCCGTAACCCGTACCTTGCGTATTTATAGCATAGGCTCTTACTCTATAATTTGTTCCTTCAATAAGCCCATCAACCGATAAACTATAAACTCCAGTTCCAAAATCAGTGTCATCCTCATGAACTTCCAATACTCCGGGGTCGCCTATTTGAGGGTCACCTGCAGCACCAGCAATATAACAAAAGCCTCTTCTGGTAATTGCCAAATCGCCGGTATCCGTAACATTTCCGTTTGCGGTAAATCCGCTATTCGTTATATCGGTCCCGGCACTTGTTGTTACTGCAGGAATTTCATTAAATGCCCAACCAGAATTATCTCCACCGTTAACATTCCCATTTGCAACAAAGGCATTAAATGTGGCACCACCAGAAGCAGTGCATCCATGCAAAGTAGCATTAGAAGCACTAACTGTTCCGCTTGCCATTATAGTTTCAAAATCGTTTAATTCAAGCCCTCCCGATGTACTACCTGCAATTGTTAAACCCGAAGCATCAGCAATCGTAATAGACCCAGATACCATTGATGCATTAGAACAATCCCCACTAAGACTTACTGTTTTAAATGTAAGAGTTCCATTATAAGAAAAACCACTACTATCAAAAACAATTTCTAAATCACACCCACTAAAATCAATAGCATAAGGACACGAAAAATAAGTTGCTGCAGACATCGATATTGTTGATGTTCCAAATGCACTATCATCATTATCTAAAGAAATATACGATGATACATATACATCATAATTATTGGTTGTTATTGTTCCAGTTCCTGTAGTTATAATATAAGAACAATGCAAATCTTCTTTTAAAGAAAGGCTCCCCGATGTTTGAACCCTAAATTCATGACTGTTACCGCCAGTAATCGTATTCAAATTACAAAGAACTGCTGTTCTTATATACACGGGACGTGAACCACTTGTCAAATCAAATACACCGGTCTGTCCTGTTGTGGGAACGGAAGCCCCACCGGTTCCACCACTTGTCAATGACCAATTCGCTGTATCATCAAAATAGGGAGTCCCACTTGTTGGTCCAACCCAATATCTTTGATTGTAAGCTTCCCCATAGACTTCCATTTCTGTAGCGTTTAATTCCGAACCAGCATAATTCTGCTTCCAAACACCAAGAGCAACTCCAGTCTTAGCATTATGAACTTTAAAGTATCTTGCAATTTTAGGAACTGTAAGGGTTAAAGTCATATGATTGAGGAACCCACCATCAGCTGTCAATGGGGCAAGACTTCCAGGTTCACCCCAATATTGCAATAACTCCCATGTTGAATTATCATTAGAAGAGTAAACATACACTTGATTCCACCAGTTAGTTCCAGTTTGCCACTCATCATCACCGCCAACATTTCTAGCAGTCATTCGAACAATTATTGTATCTACTATATAAGTAACAGAAGTTCCCAAATCAACGCCAACAGATGAATTATTGGCAAAGCCTGTACCTGTACCTGTACCGTAAATTGATATGCCTACATCGAAATTTCCATCAATCACAGATGCAGTAGAAACCAACGTACTGGATAACGGAGAAACATCCTGAATAGTTAATCCTGCTACTGGTGTTAGTTTAGCACTCATTTATTTATCCTCATTAAGTTTAACTTATACCCTAATTACTCTGATTTGTAGTCAATTAACAACTTTATAAGCCGAACTGAAATTATCACTTCCATAATCTATAGGTGCTATAGACACAGGAGGAGTCGAGGTCATCGTTACCGCGCTATCAATGCTTCTTTTAGTTGTATTTACCCCTACTGCCACCAATATTTCTGTAAAAGTTACGTTTGCCCGCATCTCGTTTACTGTTCTAAAATCCTCAACTGCCGAAATGTTTTCAATTACCATATTTGAATACTTCTTTAATCGAGTGCTAACTGTACAAGGTTGACCCGTATCCCTAATTGCAGACAAGATTTGAAAAGCGCTAATTGACCGGGTTGCCCATCCTCTCCAATCTTTATCAATATCGTATGCGCTCATTACATCAGAAACCCCAACTTCCATTACCAACCTAGAAGGTATTCTAAATGAATGGTCCGTTAATGAAGCCCCTGTCTGCACCGGGTGTTGAGTAAGCCTTCGCGCCCCCACGTGTTCTGTTTTTAACACGGCATCAAAAACATACATCGTAGTTTGGTCATAAGCGGTCACTTCTATATAAAATAAAGGAGGTCCTTTAAAAAAATTCTTTACTGCCGGTATGGAAAGAGCTACAGTTGCTACTTTCCACAATTCAGCGTTATTTAATATCTTCAACGCGGAATTAGGCACCACCGGCAATTTTGTATTTGATACTCTATTATATATGTCTAATAAAGGGTTCATTTAATTTATCCTTTTGCTTAAGGGTTATAGTACAGACCGGACCCTACAGCCGCTGTTTGTTGTGTTGATGCTGCTGCATCCCTAGTTTGGGTGAAAATATCCCTTGTATTACTGCCATTATTCCCACTGTATCCGGTCATCGGTATCAACGCTTGTTGTACCGTTTTTTTGTTCCAGCCAAATTTACCTAAATATTTATCAATCACATCTACCGTAGCTTGTCCCTGTTCTTTAGAAGGAGACATGACTGTTACATTTATAGTTGGGTTGTTGCTATTAACAACGTTATTGGAATTGGCCATTCCTGCTTGGTTTTGTCCTGCGTATCTCATTATTTGGTTTATATATTGGGAAGGGTCTTTAGTTTTAAACCCGCCATAAATCTTTAAAGCCCCCTCTTCAGTTCCTGTTTTCTTTATTAACTCAGAAAGATACTTAGTCCCTTCCATGACATTTTCATAATCATCTATTATTTTCCTTCCCCCAAAAGAAGAAGGTAACAATTGCATTAAACCTTGAGCTTGTTCATCTCCTCTACCAACATTTACCGTTGGTCCCGGTCTTCCTCTTCCACCGCTTTCTTTGGCTATAACGCCCCTAATTAATCCTTCCCTTACATTGGGATATCTCTTATGTGCTTCTGCAATTATTTCTGAGTATTTATCCAGTCCTTTTAAATTGGAGGGAGCAATTCCAGCACCTTTATCAACAAAACCCATTGCTTCTTGAACAGATTTTGGTAAAGTTCTCATGTCCCTATACCACTGTTCATCCCTCTGCCCCTCATGCTCCCGCATATACTGTGTTAATTGTTTTCTTCTTTCATCGCTATATTTGAGTGGAGACTTCCTTACTGATTCAGGCGGTTCCCATTTAACTTCTTCCACTTTATTAAGGGCTTCTGCAGACTTTCCTATATATTCAGCTTCAGTCTTTGCCCCTTCTTCTATTTTTTTCTTATATTCTAAAGCTTTGCGCCTATTTTCTTCTTTTGCCATTTCAAGTTTAGCAATATGAACGTCCATGTCTTTCAGAGTTGGCATTTTACTGCCCTTCTCCCCATACAATAATTTATATGCCAATTCTTGAGGTCCAGAAACGTCCCCTTTTTCTATGTGTCTCCTTGCTTCTTTAGCTTGTGTTATGGCAACTTCTCTTCTCCCTATCTCTGCCTCATTAAACGCTTTTGCTATATTCCACTCCCTGTGTTGGCTCGCTGAATCACCTTTCAAAGCATACCAAAAAGCCTGTGCCAAGTAAATAGCGTTCTTCATAGAAGTGACGATTGCATTTACGGCTGCAGCCATATTCCATAAAGCATCACTTGGAATTAGCGTTTCTTTCCCCTGCATCGCATCCCAAAACTCACTTGCTATACCAATAAGCAAAGTTAACACTACTAAAGCCTTCCCAAAAGGCCCTAATACTGTAAATAAAGCCCCCAAAAGGCCCATTGCAACCCAAAATTTAGTGTTAGGAGTCAATTGGTCCCATAACTTCATCGCCTGTCCACCGACAACTTTAAGGACTTCAAATGCGTTCCAGAAAATCTTACCCAAATTATAAAATTTGTTGGCTATCATTTCTGTTATTTTCGGCATTTGGTCTATCAAATAATCATTGAAAGACTTAAATGAAAACTTGGCCTTTCCTAATGGGTCTACTAATTTATTCATCAAGTGGAAACCTATCCATTGTAGACCCATAATGGACTCAGCTTTTAACCGCGTAAACTCAAACCTAAAATCTCTGACTTGAGCCGTCATGTTGTTAAATTCTTTGGGCAAGGACATTTTTTCAACATCTTTCATCAACGCCAAATATTGCTTATGCAATTCCGGAATCCACCGGATGTTTGCAGGGTCCTCACCCATTGATTTTAAAACAATACTGTACTGTTTAGCTGCTTCCTTGCTCATGTACATCCGAAGCGCCAACTTTTCATAACCCAAATCGGCCATAGCAATGCTTTCAACCATCTTACCGGTTGCAGCTACTATGGCCCCTATTGTAGTTACAATAGTAAGTCCGGCTTTCGTATAATTGCCTGCCATCAAACCTGTATGAGACTCAACCGCATTGCCAGCACGTTTTATTGTCTCAGCAAACTTATTATACGAAGCCGAATCTACTTCGTAACCCAATGATACTAGATAACTTTTTAAAATATCAGCCATTGTTGTTCCTTATAAACTCTTGGTAACGGCGCTCATTTTCATTTTTGACCATCATCATTTCATTTATGTCCATCAAATCATCAATGTTATAAGTGCCGTCCCACAATTCTTTCTGTTTCCAATGGCCCGCTAAAACCGGCCCAAACGCAAAACCATCACAGTTTTTCGATTCTACACATTGAAAGATGCTACTACTGTTTGAAATTCCTTCAATGTGTTGTCTTCGAAAAAACCCGAAAGATTAAACATCAATGAGATTACTGTCAACATAAACAGCAACCCAGAATCATTGGCCTCCACTTCAATCTGACCGCTCGGCAATATTACAGGAACCGAAATTTCCTGCTCATTGATGGTTTTCACCAAGAAAACCTCAGACAAAAGGATGGTCTGTATCGGCTTGAATTTGTCATTTGGCATGTTGGCAAGAAATTCTTGAGGGTTAGAATTTCCTGCAGCTGTAAACATTCTCAGCAGATTGGACCCTTCTAATGCATTAACCTTGTTCATCTTCCAGGTTTTCCCCTCCAAGGGGAACATCTTTGTTCTTTCTGTGTTCATCTTACTCTCTCCTTTTTATTTTGTTGTTACACCGTTAAGTTTTGAATGTCTGCACACTTAAGTGTCCAAGACACATGCTGCCCGTCTTTCTGATAGACCTTATCACCCGGCTTTGAAAAGGCCACGCCTGTACAAACATGGCCGGTTCCATCAGAAGAATTTCTGATTGTTATCGTTGCTTTGGCCCACGCTGAAGTGTCTGCTATATACAGCGTATTGAACAAAGCAAGCAACTTTTTATGGACCTGTGAAGTCTGTTGTACATCAATCATCACGGTACCGATTGTTGCTGCCATCTTTGAAACCATCACAGCGCCGTCAGCAGCTTGGTCCATCGCTGTTCTGTCTCCATCCATCGATACCGTAACCCTTCCTGCACCTTCCCCTGTTATGGTAATAGGAACCGGCGCATCAGGGTGAGCGAATATCAAAGTAGTGTCTAAAAAACTATAAGTTGTCTGCATATCTTTATCCTCCTTGAACTATTTTATTAAATGTTTACCATTACTTGAACCGTGATACTGTGTACAGCACCGGCTTCCTTAATCGTTATATAGAACGGTACCGCTTTCCGTAAAGCCCTATCTGCAGCCGACTGGTCAGCCAGTGAAGTGCTTTGAATAACGTACCCGTTCGGTAACGCATCACCTGTAGCCAAATTCAAGAAAGGAATTCCCGTATACGTTCCCGGACCTAAATGGCCTCTTGTTACTGCCAACTCGCAAGCTCTTGCCAACACGTTATGAATCATTGACATACCGGCCTCAGTCTGAGGAATCTTACGATTGCCGTAAAGAAGGTCCATGCATGATAACTGGATGTCGTTAACCAACATGTCTCTGTTAACCACTTGGTCAAAGAAATATCCATTTGCCATCACTCCCGGCTCAAAGATACTGTAATAATTTCCGTAACTCAAATACGCATTGCAATTTTTCCCTTCAACAATCGCCTTGACCCCTGAGGTCATGTCAGTTGTTGTAAGGCCAACGATTGTCTTACCGAACAAAGTAAACGCGGAATTTGCCAGACTGTCATTCAATCCGCATGCAACCCCCATTGCTCCCGCGATGGCGTGTGCGGTCAAATGATACATTCCTATTGTCCTTGAATAGGAATTGTTCTTTAAAGTAGTGCACACATCGTCAATTTCCGGGTCCGCTACAATGATTCCCGAATCAGACGAATTGTATGCCAATACGGTTGAAGGAGTCATCGCTTCCACCAAAGGAGCCGCTTCCAATATATCGGAAGAGGTTGCTTCAACCGAATATGCAATGTACCAATCCGCTTCTGCCGCACGACAAGCCACCAACCCCTCTGCTACTGACTCTGCCGGACTGGATGTGCTATCTCTTACCCCAATCCAGAAAGTGTCCGGTGCCGGTGACTGACCCATGTATTTAGTCGCTGCCAAATACTCAGCATCTGTAATGGCAAAGCCATCTGTTAACATGTCCGCTAATGCGGTATACTCCCTCACTCTTTCCGCTACTGTTATCGGATTTGAAATACCCAATCCAGTCACTCCCATGATTAAAAGCTGATTAAATGCAGCTCTCGGAGCAGCAGCAGCTGAAACCACCACTGTCACATCTACAATTTGGTCCAAATTTAAAGTTGTCATACTACTTATCCTCCTATTATTTATTCTTCTTCGTGTATCTCAGCTATTTTAGTTCCACCTTCTCCCTCATAAATGGCAACATCAATGCTGGTTATTCTCGGAACAGAAATGCTCCGAACTATCAATTCATTAAACGTCATACTCATGTCCACTCTTTCATACCACAATCCTTCCCAATATTCTGGAGCTCTTCTTGGTGCCGCGATATCATGTATCAAATATACTTTCTGTTGGTCCAATAACAACTTAAACTCCGGATAAAAAATGCTATCCCTAATCGTGTCTGCATTTGTAGTAGCATTGGTCCCATACAAAGTTAAAAACAACTGCATTACTCTTGTATAATTTGTTTCGCTGCTAAATTCATCAGGAGAAACTTCATATATATCCGTTACTTCTCTCGGCCTGTTGTACAAGTTGTCCACTTCCTTTGCATAAAGAAAAACTAAATTGTCTTCAACACCCCAAGCAGGAGCGCCGGTCTGAGAATACGCCACTCTTACTTTTTTATCTCTGTAATCCCAACCAAGCATTAAATTAATCATTCTTGGAAACAGATTTTCAAATTCAATTAAGGTTCTATATTGTTCTGTCATATTAACTACCCTTTATCCTAAAGCCAATGGCCTTATAATAACCATAATCTTTATACGGCCAAACATTTGCCAATCTGTAATATTCGCCATCCCACATTATCTTATCGGATGTTCCTTTGTCCGTCCCTGTTCTTGTTGGATACAACGGGTCTATCGTATGAAACACCATTGCTCCCTTTATTCTATCTCCCTCAGGGTATTGATTTAATTCTTTCTGATTGGCTACAGAAACAACCCCTTTCATTACTATTTGAGTAGGGGCATTTTCAGTCCATCTTCCATTATCGTCCCAATCTCCAGAAGAACGATATACTGTAAAGGATTGAAGCCTATCTCTATTTAAAATAGCAAGTTTTAAACTAATCATGTGCCCTCTACTTCCACCACATGGGTTATGGCATTACGCATTTGGCCCGTATCCACCAAAACTTTGTCCGATTTCTTTTTCTTTATCGTTAAAGGAGCATTAGGAGCCCAACCATTCCTTGGGTCATCAAACCATGCTTTTATCATGTTTGTGGCATCCATTCCCGCCATATGCAAAGCTTGAATAGCTTGGTCCCTTTTTCCTTCCATCAACAATTGACTAACCACTTTCAAATCTTCCGCTATTCTTTCCTTATTGCCAGTAGCTTCTATCGCCGGTTCAATAATCGGTCTCGGAGGAACGCTATGCAAGGGGGAACCATGAGCCGTTATATACATCGAATGAGCTGTGTTGTATGTTTCGCCTTTTTCAATGTTTTTACCCATTTCCTCTCTCATCGAAGGAGCCCTGACCCCCTTTGTATGATAAGCAATAAGTTGAGCATTGTTTACTTCCTCATCTTCTCTTCCTGCTGTTTCCTCAGGAATGCCAACAAGGACATCCATTCCCGTAAGACTCTTTATTCTATTCATTACGGATAACGTGTTGTCAACTTGTGTTTTTAACGAAACCTTCATCATTACACCTGAGCTGCAATGGCTATTGTTTTAACCAACCTTAAAAGTTTACGTCCATAAATTGTGGTGTTATACTCACCCCCGCCCTCTTCTACAATAGATTGGATATCATAATTAAGGTTAACATCTCCTACACCAGTACCGGTTATCAATCCCGGAGTTTTCCCGCCACTCATGTCACCGGAAAGAATTGCTTGCTGTTCATTGTACGCCAATATAACATTATGAGCAACAAACAATTCCAACCCATAAGTTCTTATGTCTATCGCATCCCATATGGCGGCGCTTAACAATTTATCACCAATTCCATACCAGAAATTTATGGACTCATCAGTAAATGTTTCCGGGCTTGTGTGAGCAAACTCAGGAAAATCTATTCTAAATTGAACAGAGAAAATTGTAGTTGTTACTGGAGTTCCAGTTCCTGACCCACTACTCATGACAGCACCTCCGTGTCTGGGTTTGTAAATGTAAACCCTGTTTTACTTCGCCATAGATAAAAAGTCCCTTCGTATAAATCAAAGGAGACTAACCCATTTGAATCTGTTTCTCCTGTAGCAATAACATTATTTCCTATTGAGTCTGTGGATACATAAACTGTTGCTCCCTCAATCGGTTCAAGTGTTACATCATTTGTCAAAGTATAATCTAACGGGATAACAACCGGAGACCCGTCACCACCGGCAGGAGTATCCTCTGTAATGATTTCCATATCGGGGTCATTAAAATTAAACCCGGCTTTCTTTCTCCAAATATAAACCGTTCCCTCACTTAAATTAAATGTTTTCTGACCATACATATCAGTATCACCGGAAGCGATTATGTTTTGTCCATCAGAGTCTGTTGATATCCATACTTGAGCATCAGCAATTGGCAATCCCGTTATTGAATTTGTTAAAGTATATGTCCAAGGAATAATCCCTGCTCCTTCACTCTCTTCTTCTATCTTGGCTATAATTGCAGCCTCAGCATCATCAATTGCTGTTTCAATCGCAGCCTGAGCACTTGTAACATCGGTGGTCTTAGCCAACCCTTCTTGATTTTCAGCCACAGTCGGGATATCATCAATCGCATTCATTATCGTATTAGTTGATGCTGTGACATCCGTAGTCTTAGCTATCCCGCTTTGATTTTCAGAAACTGTTGGAATGGCATCAAATTGCTCATCCATATTTGCTTCTTCCATTCCAAGAGCTTCTCGTATTCCTTCAGCATCAATTCCTCCAGTCAAAGTATTCGCATCAACTTGGTTTGTTACTGTAAACCTGAATTGGTCGGTAACCCCCTTAATTGAGGCTACATTAGAATCACTATTTGTTGCGACTGTAAACCCAAATGCAGATAAAGTTCTCGTTGTGGCTCCCCAGACTGCTGTTGCAATGTCTGCAACCAAAGTTCCAAAACTAGATAAAGTCCTCGTAGTAACTGTCCAAACATCTGCTGCAGTGTGGCTTGACCTTGAAGAAATGGTCTCATTGACATTTGTCTTGAACAAATTACCAAAGGAAGCTATTACTGCAGTTACATCCGCAGTCAAATAATCCCAGAATGCTTTAATACTCGTTGCATTCACTGTCACAGTAGGTGTCGCATTATTCAAGCTCGTCTTCATTGTCGTACTAAAATCAATATCATCAAGCACTTTAACCTGAGCAGGTAAATTTCCATTTACATCTCTTGAATCAACCTTTGCTCCATATGTTCCTGTAATCAAGGTCAACTTATTTCTATCGTCAGTAGTAAAATCAACCGCCGTTGTATCTGTAAGCTGTGTAAACGCAACCCATCTACGAAGCTTGCTATTGATTGTTCCTGTTATATCCCAATGCAATCCTTCAATAACATCTGTACTTGTATTAGTATAATCAATTAAATATTTACCAGTAGCTGGATTTGTCCATGAGCCAAGTCTTCCTGATAAATCTGTTCCAGCATCGTTGACCAATGTCATTGTCGGATTTCCGGAATCAAGATTTTTAGCTGCTCCAGTCTCATCATAAAAGACAACCGATATAGATATTGTTGTGCTCCCTGCATCCGGTCTTTCAAGAATTTGCGGAATAGCAGCTACAATAAAAGTTCCATTCTGAACATTTTGAATTGCAGAAAGCAATTGAGCATTTCCATGTGTTCCACTATTTACTGTATCAACCGCGTCCCCAACCTTAGCGTTAAGATTTGTTTTGAAGAGATTGCCAAAGGAAGCAATCACTACAGTTACATCTGCAGTTAAGAAATCCCAAATTGCTTTTAATCCATCTGTTGATAAACTAAATCCAGTCTTATCGGAGCAAGCAATACTCTGGCCTGCTGTCAAATCAACAGTCTGTAAAACTTTTGTTCCGTTTGTTGTTGGTAAGCCTCCACTTGCCCCCGCAACAGCATCAGGTATAGAATTAACCGTACCCGTTGGAGTAGCCACATTAAACCATTTTGTAAATGCTGCCACTATCTGTGCTGCTGTTCCGGTAATCACAGAAGAAAGAATCTGCATCATATTGGATTGAACAACACCGGATGCTATCTGCAATTCTCCTATTCCGGTTCCAACCTTATGTGTGACAACAGGATATCCTGCCGTTGCAGGTGTCGCTACATTCGTTCCATTCCACTGTGAAACATTAACTGATGGCAAGAAGGTAAACGGGTCATAATTTACTATATCATATTTACAATCCATAGGGTCACTCGCTGCATCTTTAGCATGAATGTTCAAAACCCCAAGAGTATTTGAATCAGTAGCATTGTCAGCAATTTTATAAAGTCCTGGATGGTTAGTCGCATCCACTTCAGATATTGCCCCTGCGGGAACTCCACCACCAGCCCCATTTTTTGAAAGACTCACCACAACACTTCCAGATTTTCCTGTAAGTCCTGTTATATGGTCAGAAGAAGAAATCAACATAAAGAACAACGGATATGTAGTATCACTTTGTTTTCTTAATCCCATGTATAACATAATTTAGCTCCTTGAACCTGTTCGTACTGTGAATCCTCTTCTAAATAACAATGCTGATACCGGAGTAGTGGAGAAAGCAGTTATTATTTTTGCCAATAACGTCCCTACTGGCATGTCTATATGAACATCATATAATTGAAGTTCATATGTAGAATTTTTTATCGCATTTTCTAAACCTATTCCCCAAAGAAGTTCAGTGTATGCTCCTTTGGGAGTTGTTAATCTTGAATCACTAGACCAAATTTCTGTTGTGCCAAGAATACCAGTACCAGAATTAGTAATGCCACCAATACTTAATGTATCAGTTGTTGTTCCACATCCTGCTAAAGACAATCTTGTAACATTCATTGAGTTAGTAGTTGCCCATACAGTCCCAGACCAATTTTCAGTCGTTGTAAGACCATTACCAGAACCTCCAGTAAGACCCCCAAAAGATAATGCCGAACTTACAATACCACTTCCAGCTAAACTATGTCTTGCAACATTTAACGCGGTTGTAGTTGCCCAAGAAGAGCCTGACCATTTTTCTGTTGTTGATAAACCCACACTACCTGTCAAACCACCAAAGGATAGTGCATCGGTTGATGTCCCGCATCCAGCTATACCATGTCTTGCAGTATTTAAATTAGCTGTCGTGGCCCATGCTGTTCCTGACCACTTTTCTGTCGTATTAGATGAACCAATATTCCAACCACCAAAGGACAACGCAGCAGATGTTGTTCCACAGCCAGCTTGCACATATCTTCCATCATTTAATGCAGCTGTTGTTACCCATGCTGTACCTGACCATTTTTCTGTTGCAGTAGACCCACCTATTCCTCCAGTACCACCACCAAAACTTAATGCAGATAATGTTGTTCCACATCCAGCTAATGCTTTTCTGGCTGTATTCAAAGTAGATGTTGTTGTCCAAATAGAACTATTCCATTTTTCGGTAGTATTTACCCAACCAACAGTAGTGGTGGAACTACCACCAAAAGATAAAGCAGCTGATGTTGTTCCACATCCAGCTTGTGTCATTAAAAGTGTATTCAAACTTGAGGTGGTTACCCAAGCTACTAAATAAGAAGGTAATAAATTATCTCCTAGATTTTCTAATCCATCCGCCCAAGTATAAGAAACAGCCGACCATTTTTCTGTCACACTATCTCCTGCCGAACCTCCACCACCAATACTTAGTGCTGCTGTGGTTGTGCCACAACCAGCTAAATCTTGTCTTGCCGTATTTAAAGACAACGTAACTGACCACACAGAACCATTCCAAAGTTCTGTATTTGACGTTACCGGGTATCCACCAAAAATCATCGCATTGCTTACTGTACCACAACTAGCTAAATACATCCTTACCGAACTCATACTGGTAGTTGTTGCCCAAGAGGTTCCAGACCATTTTTCTACAATGCTTAAAGTTGTTGCCGATGAATTACCTCCAAATGATAATGCATCAGTTGATGTCCCGCAACCAGCAATTCCATACCTTGTTACATTCATACTGGATGTAGTAGCCCATACAGAACTATTCCAGATTTCTGTGACTGCCGAAATATTGTAACCACCAGTATGGCCACCGAAACTTAAAGCAGCAGATGTTGTGCCACATCCTGCATGAGTTGCTTTTGTTACATTTAATGAAGAAGTAGTTGCCCATGCAGTTCCACTCCAGATTTCTGTATTACCCAACGCAGCGCCCGCAGAAGCACCACCACCAAAACTTAAAGCTGCAGAAGTTGTGCCGCAGCCAGCCAGTGCCATTCTTGCAGTATTCAGATTAGCTGTCGTTGCCCAAGCAGTACCACTCCACTTTTCTGTTTTATTTGATTGTCCAGCCCCGCCAAACGTATAACCACCAAAGCATAAAGCAGCAGAGGTGGTTCCGCAACTTGCTAAAGAATGTCTCTTTTCATTAATATTAGAAGTGGTTGCCCATGCAAGATAAGTGGGAGTAGCACATTTCTGCATTCCTGATGTTACAGTTCCATCATCCGTTAAACTTGAAGATGTTGTAGACCAACCTATTTCAATCGGATTTCTCCAGATTTCTGTTGTGGCTATTGTTGTTCCAGCACCAGAGATGCCACCAAAGGATAATGCTGCCGATGTTATTCCACAACCGGATAAATGTTGTCGGGCTTGATTCATCGAAGATGTATAAGACCATGCTGTACCACTCCAAATTTCTGTTTGTGCAATATTATTTCCCGCCGATGCCATACCACCAAAACATAGAGCTGCTGATGTAATTCCGCATCCCGCATTAACATATCTTACTACGTTTAACGCAGTAGTGGTTGCCCATGCTGTTCCGCTCCAGATTTCAGTTGTTGTGGCAGCAGCTCCTGTATATCCACCAAAAGATAATGCTGCAGATGTTGTTCCACAACCAGCTAAAAAATACCTGCCAACATTCATATTAGCTGTAGTTGCCCATGCAGTGCCTGACCAGATTTCTGTAGTCACAGTATTGCCAAAGCATAACGCTGCTGCGGTGGTTCCACATCCTGCCAAATCACCCCTTCCAACATTCATATTAGCTGTAGTTGCCCATGCTGTTCCGCTCCATTTTTCGGTAACAGCCGAAGCAGTACCACCACCAAACGATAAGGCTGCTGAGGTTGTGCCACAACTTGAAAGCCCATATCTCCCAACATTCAAACTCGCAGTAGTTGCCCACGAGGTTTCTGACCAAATTTCAGTGGTAGTAACCCCAACTGCAAAACCACCACCAAATCCTAACGCAGCAACAGATGTACCACAACCAGCTCCCCATGATACAGCAGCATTCATATTGGTAGTGACCATCCAAATTAAATAGTTTGCCGTGTATGAAGTATTACCAAACCATTTTTCTGTAACGGTATAAGCCGAACCACCAAAACTTAATGCATCAGTTATTATACCACAACCAGCTAAACCTTGCCTTGCAGCATTTAAAGAAGAAGTAACTACCCATACAGTTCCAGACCAGATTTCTGTAACTGCTACTGGTGCTGACCTATATCCGCCAAAAGCTAAAGCAGACAATATCGTTCCGCAACTTGCCAAAACTGTCCGTCCACTATTTAATGCTAAAGTAGTTACCCAAATATTTGATGACCAAAATTCTGCACCACCAGTTAGACCACCAAAAGCAAAAGCTGCTAACGATGTTCCACATCCAGTTAATTGTTGTTTTATTGTGGTTAAAGCAGAAGTAGTTGCCCAGACACTTCCAGACCAAATTTCTACAGTTGCTAAAGAAGTGCTTCCCGAAGAAATACCACCAAAAGATAATGCTGCAGATGTTGTTCCACAACCAGCTAAAAAATACCTGCCAACATTTAATGCAGATGTGGTAGCCCATGCAGTACCTGACCAGATTTCTGTCCCTCCATACACTGCTCCAGTATATCCACCAAAAGATAATGCTGCAGATGTTGTTCCACAACCAGTTCCTTGCCAAACTGCTTGATTCAAAACTGTAGTCGTAGCCCATGCAGTACCTGACCAGATTTCTGTTGTGTTGGTATGTGAACTAGTCCCACCACCAAATGACAGGGCTGCGGAAGTGGTGCCACATCCTGCTAAATTTTGTCTTCCAACATTTAATGCAGAAGTGGTAACCCATGTATTAATTTGAAAATCTCTAAAGGAGCTTCCCCATATTTCAGTATGTGCAAAATTTGTAATTCCCGTATATCCACCGAAGGACAATGCAGCAGAGGTGGTGCCACAGCCAGCTGCATAATTCCTTACTATGTTCAATGAGATAGTTGTAGCCCATACAGTTCCAGACCAGATTTCTGTGATATTGGCATTACCACCAATAGATAGGGCTGCCGATGTCGTTCCACACCCAGCTGAATAGCATATAGCATTATTTAAACTCGTAGTAGTGGCCCATGCTGTACCAGACCAGATTTCAGTGTTCGCAGCAACAATTGGCCTCACTCCTATTGCTCCACCAAATGACAGGGCTGCGGAAGTGGTTCCACACGCACCTAATGCTGCTCTTCCCAAAATACAAAGAGCTGTTGTTGCCCATGCGGTTCCATTCCAAATTTCATTGCTTCTTTCCCATGTGGAAGAAGACACTCCTAAGAAATTCAACGCTGCTACAGTAGTTCCGCAACCACATAATTGCCCTCTTGCAAAAGTCATATTAGCGGTGGTTGCCCATGAAGAGCCAGACCAAATTTCTGTAGTAACCACATAAGCACCACTGGAATTTCCTCCAAATGCTAATGCAGCGGATGTTGTTCCGCATCCTGCGAGTACAGACCTTGCAGCAGCGACCATTGAACTGGTGATAGCCCATACAGTGCCATTCCAGATTTCTGTAATTGTTGTAAGTGCACCACTATTCCCACCAAACGCTAGGGCTGCGGAGGTGGTTCCACAACCAGATAAGGAGCCCCTTGCCACATTCATACTGGAAGTTACAGTCCAACAAAGATAATTAGAGTTCTTCCATTTCAATTTATAATTTTGTATAACGTCACCACCTTGAATCAAGGGGGCAATTATAGACGAATCAACAACAACAGGAGTTGTGCTTGGTGTTGTTATCGTTCCATCCGCATCATCACTTAACGATATAGAAGATAAATCAGCATCCGCTAATACTCTTGAGGCACTTAATGAGGGTATTGGTTCATTATACCATAATCGGATAGCTATAAAATCCACAGAGACAGTAGACCCAATACCATTGCCATACGCAACAATGGAAATTCCAAAAGTAGATAATAATGCATTTGCTTGTGTTAAGGAAGTTCCCCACATGTTTAGAAAACCGCCGTATTTTCTTATGTCCACCGAAAGAGGCCATGCTACACCAGAAGCATAATTTAACCCAATATTTGCTCCTGCTAATCTTAGATAAACAGAAGTATCGATAGTTGCTGCACTTGCATAGCATTTCATTACCGCTTCAATGCCAACAATAGTAGAACCTGCAGGAAGGTCCGAAGCTGTAAAAAGAAAATTGGTTAGAATTAACGGGTCAGACGATGCATTTTTTGCCACAGCATACGTTGCATAAGTCAAATCGGCCACTTTGGCATTATTGGGGTTAGTCCAATTAGTGCCCGATGCTGTTCCCGCAAATTTCCAACTCGTTACAAGCATTGATTACCTACTCACTTAATTTTGTATCTTCCACAATCTTTGGGTCTTCCGCAATTTTTATATCTTCCGTAAGTTTTGCAGCTTCCGCAATCTTTGCAGCTTCCGCAAGCATTACAGTTTTGGCTCTTACAACAACTCCCGTTGCCAGCTCCATTTCAGCATTTGGTAATTTTCCTTCAAATACTGCATGTAATATTTTATCTTCCCTATCAGTAAGATGAGGACAATCTTTATGAAGATGAAAAGCAACAACAGGGTCAATTATTTGGGATAGGTACAACTCTCTTATTTCAGCATCCATTTCTTCGCCAAAAACCATAATGTCATGCACTATCCAAATTTCTTTGATTATCCCTGCTTTAACGGCAATGCCATCAAAAGGCATCAATGCTTCTTTTAAACTAACATCCCCATATTTTTTAATAAGGCCTTCAACAAACTCAAGCCCACCCAGACCATCCTTATTCTCACAAGAAATAGACTTTATCGACATTTCCAAATATTCGGATAATTTTGATTTTAATGTAAGCATACGTCACCTCTTACACAGCATAATGCTGTCTATGTTTTTCCTTTATTTCATTTTTATCCATGTCAACAATTTCAGGATGTCCGTAAAAAATACCATTCTCCTTATCAACATGGACACACTGAATTCCCGTATCTGTAAGAACTGACATCCCTGAATCTCTTAGTTTCTGACAAAAATAAGAATCTTCTGTCATCGCGGGTCTATCCTGAATTGTAACGGTCTTAAACAAAGGAGCTTCCATCTTTTTCAAGGCCTCTACTTTTATCAACATACACCCACAACCAGCAACAAGAGTATCCGGAATCAAGTCCCCAATTTGATAATCATTAATTGAGCTAGGAGACCCGTCTTTATTATAGTGCATAGAACAGGTTTCCAACGGAGTGTACTTGCGATAATAAATCCCCGCAACAACATCCACATTATGATTAAGAAGTTGGATGACTGCTCCTTTGGGCAGTATCACATCATCATCAACAAACAAAAGATAATCCCCTTCACTTTGAATAATTTTTTCCACACATATATTTCTTGCATCAGCAACTGTATAACCATAGGGAGAAAACAGCATTGTGCTTACACCAGCGGGGGGCTGTATTGAATTAAAATTGGTGCAATTTGAATCTGTTTCCAACCGATGCGGTGTAGCGACCATTATCCGCCTGACCCTATGTTCAAAATACCTCTTAACAATCGGGTCTGTACTGGCAGCCTCTTCCATAGATTTGAAGTCTATCTGATTAGACTTACTTTTATCAATAGGAGTCTCGATAGTTTTAATAACCCCATCTTTTTCAATCGCAATAGGCCTTTGTGCTTCGGCCATAGGCAACTCTGCAGCATGTTCTTTATTATACGCATTTGCATACCCATGAAGGTTATAAGCGTAATTTTCAGCTATGTCGGGAGCAAGTCCGGATTGACTTAATTTTGCCTTATACCGCAACACATATCTTTCAGCATGGTGTAAACCAAAATCTTCATCACCATACTTTAATTGTGTTTCAAGTTCTTTAATGATGGGCTCCCATGTCCTTACTTCCCTCATTCTTTCCTGAGCAGTTTTCAATTGCTGAGTAAGATTAAACTTACCTTGAGAGAGTTCAATCTTTTTCTTTTTAACTTTGGCAGCTATAATTTTTGCCTGTACAGAGTTGGCTTTAAGTTGTTCTTCTACAAGTTCTTCAATCTCTGCTTCCAATAATTCATTGTCTGCTTGAAGCTTGCCACTTTCATAATTCAAATTGATTAACTCCGTTAAATGAACATTTTGTTCACCTATCGCTTGCCAATACTTACTGTCCGAGGTAGGGTGTTCAATATCATTTAAAACACCACCAATCATCTCAGTCTTTGAACGAAACAAAGACCTTGTTCGAAACCTTTTTTCAAAGGCTTCACTGTTTTCTGTTAGAAATTGAAGGTCTTCTCCAGTAACTAACACCGATGCATTTAACTTTTCTATCACCGTTAATTCCATGTCTCTCTCCTTTTTCTTTTGGGGGTCGTACTTCTGTCTCTACTACTATTTAATCCTATTATAAAAACCTTCTCCTTCTCGATGTAAAGAGAAGGTTTCTAAATAAAGATTAAAAACTTATTTCTTTTTCTTCTTTTTCGGAATCGGTTTTACTTCCTCAATAACAGGGGTTACAATAACCGGTTCAACGGGTTTCATTGGCTCAATCGGTTTTACTTCCTCAACCGGTTCAACGGGTTTCACTGATTCAACCGGCTCAGCGGGTTTTGCCACTTCAGCCTTCTTTGGAATAACTTCTACCACAACCCTTTTTTCTCCGCTTGGTTTAAGCACAGAGGGTTTACTGGCGGCATCATCTATCACGATAATGTCGCCAGTTGAAATCATCCCCTGAATAAACCAATTAGAAAAAAGCTCGTCTTCAATGTTGTGAATTCCAGGACGTAAAATCCTTTTATCACCAACCGGAAGCGCAATAGGTCTTTTCAAATTAATTTTTTTCATGTCTCTCTCCTTTTTTTATTTTTGGTTATATACCATCGGCGTAATACAGCGTGTCGGGGTATACGATTTCAAGCACACCCAACCGGCCAAAATACGTGGTTAAATGGTAAATACTTCTGTATTCCAACGGCGTTCTCTGTAACGGGACCAACGGATAACGAACGCGATTTTTATCCTGAGTGTATGCAACCATACGGTCAGTTGCAGCAGAGGGAGAACCGGCAGGGGTCCCACGGCCAGTCAACCACTTACAGGGCTGAATGTCCAATTTCTTGCCATTTATCTTGAGAGCAATGCTGTTGTCCTCAAGGAAGGTAAGAATGGAAACGTTACCAGCAGTTGAAACTTTCTGACTGGTAATGTACGCAAACTGCGCGGGGGGAAGAAGAATCTTGCTAGGGCATACTGCGTAAGCAGCGGCTTCCCAAGCCGTCTGAATGAGACTGTTTACGTCTTCCAGAATTTCATCGGCAGTTTTGGTGGTCCATGCGGTTGTTCCCAATGCCCCTGTTGCTACACTGGATGCGGTGACCGATGTTGAATTGACCAACCCGTATTTGCCAAGCGTATCATCGCCGATATACACCATTTCGTCAATGTCCATCTGGTATTTAATCTGCATCGCTGCGTATTTCTGCGCATCAACCGGGCGGCCCATCTGCTGAGCAGAAAGCAGCTCAGGAATGGTATAGGAAATCTCAATGCCCCAGAGATATAAGGGCGAACTGGTCTTTCCGATGTCCAGAGAAGGCCCTGCAATGGCGTTTGAAGCCTTACCAATCCAGTTTTTGCCGGTGGAATTGGGAGTGCCCGGAGTTGCAAATGAACTGTTGGTGAAACTTGACACTTCATCGGCAATGCTTACGTCTTCGCGTAAATCGATGTCTCTTGTCCAAGTCACATTAAAAAGCGGCTCATGAAGAGTTTGGTCCAACCTTTCGAGCTCTCCTATAAGAAAAGCACCCGTACTATCAATTGTATATTTATCGTATGTCAACATAATTTATAACCTCCTTGATTATTTTATTTTTATAGATTGTAAGCGATTTCTACGAGACCATTCGCATCAGCAGCACCCATGAACTTGCAACCAACAATAGCCGTTGAGCTTGTTGCAGAAGCGGTAATAGTTCCATCGGCATCAAGGAAGTATACCTGACCATCTTTCGCGGGAACACCGGCAGAAACTACCTGCATATAACCGGATTTCATTACATCACAGGTCTGAAGCAGTGAAGGAGTCGCGGTTCCCAGCGCTTCACTTGTTGCGGATTGAGTCGGGTAAGGACGAATCAAAAATCCATAAGGCGTGTTGCCGCTTGCGCATTTCTGAATCTTTCCGGAAACCAACTTGACCGGAATACCAAAAACAGTGGGCGGTGTGGTTGTGTCAATTAAATTCGGCTCAGAGACCAAAGCCTCTATCCTTGAAACGGCTCCTGCAAGACCAGCAGGCATTCTATACAAAAACGCTTGATTACTCATAATTTTATTCCTCCTAATTTGAAATTATTTGTTTTCTTTGCTCCAAAATTTCTTGTGTTTTTCGTTCATGCTTCTAATCTCAGAAGCAACTTCATTCGTGTTACTCACAACAGAGTCCCTTACAAACTTGTTGTTTTTCTCTTTGACGGCATTCGATGCGGCCAGAAATGCTATATCCAGCGCTTCGCCTCTGAGTGATTCGATGCCATGATTACCGATGGCCAATTTCACCGTTTCCGAATCAGCAGTATACGCGCCGGTAAGAGCTTTTCTCTTGATTGATTCCAGCCGAATCTTGTGGTCCTTGGTCGGTTTCGTCAGACGGATGCCGGGGAGAAGCAAATCGGCCCTGTAAGCTACGTCCATCCAGACCGAATCACAGTCTTTGGATTCCGTTTTTTCGCGTTCTTCTTTATCGTCCGGGTCTTCTTCATCGGACACTCCCGGCGACATAATCGGTTTCTTTATCATCGACCCTGACGGGGTGCCACCTAAAGTGCCGCCTTCACCTTCATCCTTGTTAACGAAAGGCTTATTTTCCGGTTCCAGACAATCTTCAACTTTCTCTTCCTTTTTCGCTTCTATCTTTTCCTTCACTTCGGCGGGCATTTCTCCTTCATCCTTAACTTTCCCGCTAATAGAATCCATGACTTCCTGATTCGAAGATAGAAGCATTTCAAGAAGACGAATAACCTTATCCAACTTATCTTCGCCTTCTCCCTCGTCCTTTGCTTCAATCGGTTTCTCTTCAAGAGGCTTCTCTTCGAGAGGTTGTTCTCCCAAATTGCCCTCTTCCTCAACGGCATCAACCGCCGTTTCTGCAAGCTTATCTGCTTTTTCGTCATCAGGCAATTTCTCAAAATCCTCATCTTTGACGAGTTTGCGATAAGCTGCTTTCAACTTGTCTTTAAATTTCATAGCATCATCATCCTCCTCTATTTTATTATTGTGATTCTTACAATTTCCACAATGGTTACAATCTTTGTCACCAATTGCACATCTACTTCCCGCTCTACCTTTCATAACTAGGGCAATATGATTGCCAATTATATTTTTTTGAATACCTACCCCCTTTTCAAGCTGTTCGTAATCGGCATCATATCCGCAGCTAATTTCACGCATCCCATTTTTTACAAGTTCAATTGCCTTCTTTGTCGTGATAACGATGTCACCAACAAGAAGGTCGGCTTTTTCCTTTATACCTCTACGAACATTGGTAATGAACCCATGGGCCAACTGCATCCAATTTTCCGGTGTCACCATTTCGTCCGGGTGGTCTATCGTAAACGGCTTACCTTCAAAGCTCTTGATAGCATCGGGATTAAACACTTCTTCCTCACGTCTTTTAATTAAAACCAGCCCACTATCATTTGGCTCAATAGGCACTTCATCGGCCTTATAGGTCTGTTCCCCGATTTTTGCAACCGGAACGTCCTCAGCTATCCAAAACCCTTCCGGGGTTTCCGATATGTGTTCACTTATCTGTTCTGAAGTATAAAATCTATTCATTTCTTTCCTCACTCATAAATAACGGTTACACTTGAATTTTGTGTTGTTACTGTCAACGTCAAGCCCATAGAAAACGGAACATCGTATAAGGGAAGGTCAACAGGAGCAGTAGTTAAATTAGTCACATTAAGGCTAAACATAACTCTTCCCGAACTATTCAATCCATCATAAAGAGTTATAACTGACCCATTAGACCCACTTCCTATTACTATTCCTCTTATATTCCCCGCTCCATACTTCAGAACAACTCCTGTGGTGGTACCACTAGGATGATAATATATTGTTGGTTGTGTTGATTGCTGACCCAACCTATGAATAGCAGCGTTCCTCAATCCCAATATAGTGTTGATGGTGTTACCTGAATTTATGCTTGAAGCAATAATGTGGAAATTCATTGTTGCTGCCCAGCCTGTAGTGGAAGCCGTATAAGTATGAAGAACATCTCCATCAACAACAAAGTACACATTTACATTGGTGTAATATATTTCATAGGTGTGAACATTCGTATTCAATGAATAACTAATTCCCAGATGACCATTGAAACTTGTAATGGGAGTGACAACCCCGTTTTTATATAAGGCCAGAGAGAACACAGACCCTGACACTTGAAACACTGCTCCATCTGATAAAGTCCATTCTACCGCAAATGCCGAATAAGCTATTGTTGCTGGACTTGCTGTTGCTCCTGACACTTTGGTTAATGTCTGCGGCGCTGCTGAAGGAGCTCCAGTTCCAAACATATAAACTGTAGTTCCTGCTGTGACAGGCTGCATGACGGTAAAGTATTGACCGTTATTAGAATACACATCCCCAACAACCAATGTAGATGAAGCTATCGTAAAGGTGTAATTAGAATAAACACCTATTCCCCATCTCTTGGTATTATTGTCCTGATTTGTTGGCGTTCTGAAATTTCCTCTAAACCGATTTGTGTATCCTGTAACATACCTTGCTCTTCTATTAGACACCAACTTGGCGAATGAGGCAGCATTGGTTCCAGAGTTTATTGAACAAAGAGAATTTGCCACTGTTACAGAGCCCGGACCTGCTGTTGCATCATTTATGGAAGCCCAATAATTTGGGTCAACTGCTCCAGCTGCTCCAACCCCTTCCATTTGAGCACCGACTATTCTAAATGGAGTTACCGTTCTCAATTCCCCCTGCGGGGTGTTCTCACAGGAAAAGCCATACTCGTCTATCATACTGCCAATAATTAAACTACCATTGTGGTCAAGCTTTCTAGGCAATGGATTTATTATCGGGGTCAATGCAGAAGCCATGTCTCCCGTTGCTACTGCATTTTCCAAATTGGTCACTCTCACTCGGTAAAAAGGAGCATCGCTCCTTATTACTTCGGTAAATGCTTCGCTGGCTGGTACAATCCAATCATCTGTCAATTGAGCTGTTAACCCATCAACGCTCTGGTCAACATAAACTCTTACAGCTTTATTAAAATAAACAAACAACTGAATAGCACTATAATTATCTGTTGCTTCAAAACTTCCTTCCCATGCTTGCAATGCTGTCAATCCTGATTTACTATTTACTGCAGAAGTACGGGCTACGTTCCCTGTAATATTTGTGTTTCCTACATCACCTTGATTTACTACGTTAACATCCAGAGCATTCTTTTCCGGGCTTGTTGACCCATCAACAGTTGCGGTTATTGGTTCTCCTGTCGAGTCCACCAATGTGCTTCTCCAGTCAGGCGTAGACTGTGTTACTGTTGCCAATAAATTAGCCGCGTTCAGTTGCCAAGCATAAACTGTTGGCACCAAAGGAGAAGCATTCATCACAACAGAAGCCGTTCCTTCTGTATAAGCAGACATTCTCAATCTGAGCTTGGTATAACCTGCTGTCATCAGAATACGGTAAACACCGTTCATGTTATCATTATTTATTCCGGCGGTAACAATCGTTCCCTGAGGCTGAACCACGCTTAGATTATTATATGTTCCGTCAACGGCCCCTTCTATAAGAATCTTTCCTTTCCAAGTACCCGATACTTGAAAAACACAAGTACCACAGGCATTAGACAAATTGATTTCCACTATAGCATTCAGTGCTGCCAATGCACCATTCTGAGTAATCTGCTCAAGACCCACATCCGCTGCTATTCTTTTACGAACTGTTACATTTGTAAGGCCTACATCAGTGTTAGCAGTGCAAACAGAAATTCTAATGCCGACACAAGCAACGGAAGCAAACTGATATAACCTTGTTCCATACTTTGTGTTATTCGCAGAATCATCAAATGTCGAGCGAACTGTTCCATCACTCCCTATAAATTCAAACTTGATATTACTAAAATATTTATCCGTAATGGCACAACCCAACCCTATTGCATTCAAATATAACGTTCTGTAGAACATCAACAATATAACTTTAGGATTGGTAACATTATCGTTATACAAACCGTCATCTAAATCCTTGAACAAATCCAGAAGGTCCCCCTCCCAGCCTGTTGACTCAGAAAGGTCTGGATTTATGTCTGTGGCATAAAGAGAAGCCCCGGTGTCAACGATAAAAGGATTGTACTTGGTTATATCTTCCATCTCAAAGTCCACTACTTGGACTTTCTGAGTTCCGTTAGTCTGATTGGCTGATGTGGCCAACCCGGTCTCAACAGCGGGTATCATGTTTGATACGTTTACATTATGGCCGTCTGCAAGTTGTTTAGCGGAAGTAGCTAAACCAGTCTCAACTGCAGGAATCATGTTACTTACGTTTACATTATGGCCGTCTGCAAGTTGTTTAGCGGAAGTAGCTAAACCAGTCTCAACGGCGGGTATCATGTTTGATACTTCTACCTGATGATTGTCAGGCAACTGCTTCGCGGATGTCGCAAAATCGACATTTGTATTTGAACCATCTACAACCTGAGTTTTTTGACTTCCATTAACTTGATTATCTTCCAACTCATCGGTGTTTAAGTTTATTTCTTCGGCATCGATAGAGATATTGGTGTCCTTCTCAAGGATTTGAGAAAGCAACTCTGTTTGCTCGTCCTGTTTAGCTGATGTGGCACCGCCCGTAACAACAAAGTCCCCCACAATAGACACAGGGAGTTCTTCGGTTACTGAACCGTCTTGATGAAGATACTTTAAGGGCTGGTCCTTGGGATTTACCCTTGTGTATTCTTGCGCAAGCTCTTCATTTGCCGGTGTTACTTCTGCCATCTTCTACACCACTGACCTATCGATAAAATCTTTTGCTATTTTTAAATCTTCACATCGTTTAAGGAAACTGCCGCCGTTTCCATACACTTCAATTGACCCGTCTTCTTCATTCTGCTTTAAAGTATATCCCTTATATTCAAAGGGATAGGTCACTTGTTCTTCTTCATTCACGGGCTTCTCGATAGTGATGTTGATATTAATATCTTCATCCTTGGCAATGATTCTGCCGTTCTTTATATCTTTAATTTGATGAAGTAACATTTTATTCTCCTAAGAATGTTTTATAAATCAGCTTTCCGGGTCCACACCACCTATCGTTCCCTTATTGCGCGAAGCGTAAAAAACTTGTTCGCCCTTCTTTTCCCCGTACTGTTCCTTCATGTTTTCCATTATCTTCTCGCCCTTGGCAGTCAAGGGGTCAAGAGTAAGAACATCGGATGAATCTTCACTTAATTCTTCCCTCTTTTCCTCAAGCTTATCCAGTTCATCCTGGAGCTGAGCAATTAAGGAACTATTTTTACTCTGCCGCGCCTTATCCAACTTGTCTTCGATATCCGCTATTTTCTTTTCAATCGTATCACGCGGAGAGTCTTTCACCGGTTCTTTCCATTCCCGTATGGCCTTAGTCACTTGGTCCACGTAATCCTGCGCTTCCTTTATCAGCCGGGCATCGCCGTTTTTCTCTGACTTTCTTAAATCTTCCTTTGCATATTCAAGTTCAGTCTGCAGGGACGATTTGGAAGTAAAATCATCTTTAACAGGCCTAGAATCTTTGAACTGCATTCCCTCAGAAGACAATTTTAACCCAACAGCCAAACCTTTTTGTACTGCCATTTGCTTGGAAGTAACCACTCCAGAAAGCATTTTAGCATAAGCAGGGTCTATATTTTGGAATAAAAATTTTATTTCTTCAACCGACAATGGCTGTGTCAAATCATCTTTCATCTTTGAATCATTGAACACCTTCATGTACGGCTGACTTGTGGAAACTGCCATGTTCGGCCCGTTAACGATGCCGTTTACATAACTAACTACTTCTGACGGCGGGCTGGAAATGTACCATGTAACTTTCCTATCGGGACCGATATGGGCAATCCTTTCATAATCGCCGCCTATTTCCCTTGCCCTATTCCACACCGTAATCCCATTTCCAAGGGTGCCGCTGCCAAGGTCAAATTGACGGTCCTTTGTTTTAGAATCTTTCTTAAACACTTTATTTGCTACTTCTTTTTGCCCATCCATATGCCCATCATTCCAAGAGTCTTTCAAATCGGCGTAGCCAGCCTTTGAAACATCTGTGTATGGGTTTGCGGAAGATGGTTTGCCAGCTAATGCGGCTTCATACCCTTCATCATAAGCTTCTTCTGATTTTGAGTCATTTGAAGTTTTTCTATTCCCCTCTAATTGCTTCAATTCACCTTCTAATCGGTCCAATTCATTTCGTGTATTCCATTTATAACCACCTTCCAATTGTGCCTTTTCTTTTACTTTTTCAATTTCTTTTTTCACAGAACTAATTCTGTTTTCGGTGTAGGCATCATCTTTTGTTTCCTTTATCTTTTTAATTTCCTCTTCATAGGCATCTGCTGAGTAACCCTGCGCCTTTGCCTTGGCTGCCTTGTCCTCAAGCTCGGCTATCTTTTCATCCGGGTCCGGTTCGGCATCCTTAAAAAAGTTTCCCTCAACGAGCCCCTTATCCTTTAACTTGCTCATCATTTCTTCCGGGACCTGATTGAAATGCAAAGGCGTGGCCCAATTATCCCGTCCCTTCAACTTGAACTTCAAATGAGTGCTGTCCATGATTTCCACATCATAATCGCCCTGACTGGTCAAAATGGAAACGCTGTCCTTCATCTTTGAATCCAGAGTATTAAGCCACTTATTGTCTATTACGGTTACGTTCCCACCGTCAACCTTTACTCTGGTTTCAGTGTTCCCGCCCATAACTACCGTACCGCGCATTCCCTCATAAGCTCCACCGGTGATTTTAACTTCCTTTCCCTGCGGAAGAGGAGTTACAAAATCGGGACCCCAATCTTTCATCTTCGCATCTTCCACCCACACCATTTCCCTCTTTCCATCAGGATATCGGATTTCGATGTGCTGTCTCGGCTTCGGGTCCGAAGTAAATTCAAATTCGCCCTGTTTCGCCTTCTTTATCAATTCTTCTTTTGAAAAGGACTTGGTACCGAAGGAAGAAACGGCATCCGCTATCGGAAATTCTCCACCAGATTCCAATGTGCGGATTTCATCTTTTAGTCTTTCGACTTCCGATTGGTCATTATCTCTTTTTGCCTTTTCCAACTTATCTTTCAAATGGTTTAATTCACTTTTCCAACTACTTTCAGCGTCCTTCGAAACCGTGTCATTCGTTAAAATTCTCCCACCCTTGATGTCTTTGATTTGATGCAGTAACATTTTGTCCTCCTGTATTAGGCTGCCAACCTATATTCGTCTTTTGTCAGTCCTTGAAACTGTTCTTTATTCATTGTCGTTATCTTACCGTTCCTATGAACTCTTGCGGGCCATGACACATCATCCAGTCTTATTAATGGTGCCGGGTAACATCTGCAATTAAACGTTGCATTAGGTAAATAGTTCCCATACGGCTTGCCTACATCCTTTGCCCTTCCCGCAAAAAGTTTTTCCGGTGAAGGAGGGTCAGACCACTTTACAAGAACGCCATCCATCAACTTATGGGCCGTCCTCAATCTCCTGTCATGGGTGGTTCTCCATACGAACCAATCAATCCCTACAGACTCGGACCTGACCTTTATCAACCCGGTCACTGCCCTGCCCGTTTCCGTTCTCGCGATTAGATTGGCTCTTGCCTGTGTAACCTTTCCGGTGTTCATGATTTCAGCGGCCACAGTTGAAGCCCTTTTTCCCGTAGTCAGGTTGTTATATACAATATCATGCACTCTTTGTGCAGCCGTTAACGGTAAGGAAGTAATCAAATGAACATTATCAGCCAAATATTGCTTCATCGCCTTGTTAACGTCAAATTTTGTTAGTTCCTGCTTCATCAAGGTTGACATCTTTTCGGAATGTTGCTCCCATTGCTTCAATTCCTGTTTCTGCAAGCTTCCTATCATTCTGCTCGCCGACTTATTTGCCCAATCGTTTATCTTTTCACTATATTCCTGCAGTTTTTCAATCAAATCACCGACATCTTCAACTTCAATCTTATCGGCGCTCTTATCAAGCTTATTCGTAAAGTCAGTAACGATTCTATCCACTTCACGACTGACGTTATACAAATCGCGCCCATAATCCTGCTCGATTCGTTGAGTTAACGTGTAATTGAAAACTCTATTTTTATTCTTTGCTGGCATTTACTTCCTTCTCAGAATCAGCAAATAAAATGTCTTTATGAAACTCGATATCGGTTTCACCTTCTTTTGTTCCGCGTTCTTCATTTGTAAACAATAACATCCTTGTCGGTTCGCCTTCCGCATCTTTCGTCTCCAACTCTCCATATAGGAGCGTTCCCAGACTATCCCCGGTCTTTTTCTTGACTTCGCGGGTTCCATGCCAGTCATTTTCTAATCCCCCCTTACTGTTCAATAGGAAGGACTTCCCGACTTTCAATTTCATGTCCATTGGAACATCATTATTATGAAAACCTTTAGAATCGGTCAATTCCTTCGCAGTGTATTCAGTGTCGGGAAACTCAAAATCTGCAATCTCCTCAACACTCTTAAGGGGTTCTATGGCCGTAATCAATTCCCGTCTTTTCTTTCCAAATTCGTTGGTGCCGCCGTACTTCATCTTTAATACGTTTGAAGCGTGAACAATCAGCTCTTTCCTCAAACGGTCAACCGTCTCTTGGTCAGCCTTAAATCCCATCTTGGCCCACGCATAACGGCCAATGGAAATGTCCGCAAGCAACGATATTGTCTTCTTTCCATTTTCCCGCGCATACTGTTCAATTCGGTCAAGGTAAGCCTTGGCTATTCCCTTGTTTTTACTGCCGTACACCTCCATGAAATCAAGATGTAAGTCATCAGGCTTGTCATTATCCACTGAAAAAGTGGTTTCAATTACATCCTTTTCCTTTCCCTTTGTCGCAGTCTCGCCCTTGCCGATGGCCGTAGCCACTACATAAGTAACACCGGGCATTCGCTTCGGGAAATCATAAAAAACTTCAGTGTCGTAACCGTCAAAGGAAAGCACCTTTTTAATTTGCTGTTCCGATAACCCAGCCTCATTAATCGTCTTTACTTTTACTTTATCAAGGTTATCCATCTTTACAAACTTAACGGAAGAACCAGATGTCAACCCTTCCACTATCTTCTTTGCCTTTGCCTGTTCCCCGATTCCCTTTGCGTTCGCGCTGCCGCTTACATACTTACCGTTTACAATAAAACCGCCGTCAACAATTTTATCGGCGGGAATGTCCGGGTTGTTTTCCAGCATGTCGGCGTGAATCATGGCCTTGGTGTCGTAATAAACTGTTCCATCTTCCAACTTTACTGCTGAAACATTTCTTCCTTCCTCCGGGATGTCCATTCCTTCTTTAAACACGCCCTGCGGCTTTTTGCTTTCAGCCGGGGCCTTTTCTTCCTTCTTTGTGGGTTTCTCTTCCTTCTTTGCGCCGCCACCTCCACCGGATGAAAATTGACCGGCGTTTTGCGGATTTCCCCTTGGGTGCTTGGACTCTTCAAAATCGGCATCCTCAGTCCCTTTTCTCCGGTAATTGGCTCCTTTATTAAACCACTCCGTGTTTGACCCGGATGAATAACCGGCGTACCCTTTAATCCAAGAGTCCATCAATTTACCGTCAATCTTTTCCGGGTGCATCTTTCTAAATTCCATGTAAGCTTCCGGGTTGTTGGCTGTCCAATACCCTGAATACCCGGCTGAGCCCATGCCGCCCTTAAAATCATCCCCGAAGAACTTATCCCTTATGTACTTCCTTGCGGCGAACATCTTATCTCTTATCGCCTTGAAATCGAGTCCTCTCTTTGATTCCTGCTCCTTTTCATTGATTGATGATTCCACTCCTTCTATGGGAGATTTGATTTCCTTGCTCTGTTCCTTTTCCGGTGACGTGCTCTCTAAGGAAATTCCCTCTTTCGGTTTTTCCTCTATGCCGCTTGACGTACTCTCTTCCCCGGCACCCAACGGATTTTCCTCACCTACGCCGCTTGGCGGCATTCCCGGAGTTCCACCTTCCGGGGGCTTATTTTCATCATCGATTTTCGCCTGTGCAATGTCTTCCTCAGTGATGTTCGTGTACCGGCCAGTTGTTCTCGATGATTGTAATTTTTCCTTCAGCGCCAATTCCTTGGTTATGATTCCCGCGCCATAATCTTCTCGTATAGCAGAGGAATCGGATGTATTAAGTTCTGCCTTTTCCTTGTCACTCATTTGCCACAGCGAATTGAATTCGATTTCAAAGTCCTCAGGGAGTCTCTGCTCAAGTATGGAAGCCGACATAACTTCAAGCACCTTCAACAATGGGTCCTTTAACACATTACCCTGCAGCCTCTTGATTCCATCATAGTAATTTCGTAAATCGGTTTCACCGCCGTTAAATCCTGACGGTGACTGGCCAAATAATCTGACCAACGGAATGCCAGTGGCACCGGAAATCTGTTGCCCGAATTGAACGAGCAAATCACTTATTCCATCAAAGGAGCTTCTCTTGATGTCAAACGTATCTTCAGAATCAAGTAACGTTATTCCTTCGTTGCTCTGCATCTGCCGTATGTAATTGAACTGCTTGATTACTGCAGCTTCTTCCTTCCCGCCAAGCGCTAACGCTGCTCTTAAATTCTTAACCCCTATCGTTCGCAAGCTGGCCTTGGACAACAACTGAGCCGCGCCCAACGTGGCCGAATCATAGGCCAGCAATCTGTCATAAAGGCGCTCTACAACAGACAGGCCCCAATGATTTTCATACAGCCTTTGATAAAAGGGAAGTTCTATCCCGTCAAATCTCAATATCCTTGAGTAATGGACCCTTATCCGGGGCAGCTTGGCATTTCCAACTGAAGTGTGTATCTTGTAATACTTCGGCTTACCGAAATCCTTGTTTAAATCGTCAACCAATTCGCCAAGGGAAGGTTCACACATCCAGCGGTCCAGCACCAACAATCCCTTGAAAGTACCCTTGCCGATGGCGTTCAGATTTAACGGCTCGTCATACTTCGCGCCGTCAATCAGAATGACTGCAATGGCACCGCCGTATAACCGGGACCATTTAATCGTACTACACAATGCACTCCAGATGATGAAATCGTTCATCGCGACATGGAGCTTCTTTATGTTATCGGGTTCCATCTCGGAGCCCATGGTAATGCCTGCCTGAGTCATGTCCTCAGCAATCGCATCTACAGAAATTCCTACGAGCCACGAGCTCCTATAGGCGGCCTCAAGCAACGTCCTGTTTCTGGAAATCAGGTTGTTAAGGCTGTACGTAGAATATGAACTTAAGTTATCAGTACCGACACCAATCTTTGCAAGAAAATTGGTGAACGAGTCCTGCGTAAGTTTATCCTTGGTAACTATGTTTTTCTTCGTCTGCTTAGCCATTATTTAAACTCCAGCGTGTCCTTAAAAAGATACATCGGCATTTCCGTAATTTCACCTAAAAAACTCTGGTCCTGATAATGCGCAAGAAACGCATCTCTTGCGGCCTCCCTGCTGTCAAACCCAAGCATGACCTTTTCCTCCCGGTCATCCTTCCCCAACCTGATTACATATACGTTGGAAGCATAGGGATTTAGGCCGATGAAGCAATCGATTTCCTCGCCGTCAACGCCAATCGTTCCATCGATGTAGCCGTAACGATAGAACATCTCGGTCTTGCCCTTTTCGCCCTCTTGGTTCTTCCATTTCCTGATTGAACCTTCTTCGTTCTCAATCGTAATCGGCAAACCCTGATACACGATGGAACCGGCCACATCATGGTCCTTCGCGATTACCTGACCCTTTTCAATTTTCAAATTGGAAAATAACATAACCATCTACCTTATTTCTTCAACTTTAACGACCTTGGATGTTTTACCGTCCCCGTGACCAAGATTGAACTCGCCACCCATGTAATAACCCTTCGCATCTTCAAGAGAATGGTCCCAATTCTGTTCCCACACTTCGCCGTTCTGAAAGGTAATCTTTATCTGTATCCACTGCTTATCCTTTGTTCCTCTTTTCCATACAACAGAATTGCCCCTATACAAAACTGTCATACCATTACCGTCTTTACTTGCTTCAACTGCTTTTTCAATTGCTTCTTTTTCCTCTTCCACTTCGAAAGAGACCGAAGAAATTAATTTTCCGTTTTTGGTTTTTTCGATTCTAAACCCCACTTTACTATCTTTCGTTTCCGATTCCTTATTCAACTTCGTTATTTCTTCGGAAATTTTATCGAACTCCTTCATGTCGCCCCTGTTTCGCGCTTCCCTTGCCTTGTTACGCAATTCCTGCATCTTATTCTGATACTCGTTTACTGACATGGCATCCCTTTGCTTGGAATATTTTTGCGGGCCGTCCACGTAGCTTAACAATTTGACCGCATCTGCAACCTTACCTTCGGCATCAGATAAGGAAAGGGAATAATTTATGTTCTTTGTTCCTTTTTCCCCCACCGAGACTATTTTATAGCTGTCATCGCTTTTATCATGCGAAATTTCCCATTTTACACCGCTGGTGGTTCCGCTCTTTACAACATCCCAAGATATGGCATCTATTGCGAACGGCTTGCTCGGCTTTCCCTTATACAACTCAGGATTGTCATATTCTACTTGATAATCCGAATATTTGTCCAGAGCTTTCTTTACCGCTTCCAAAGAAGGAAATCCGCTCCCTTTTGTTATTTGCCCGGTCCTGACATCCTTATGATAAGGATACCACAAATCGCCCTCTTTCCTTATCGTATATCGTCTATAGGCCTCGTCATCCCTCACTCCGTACTTTTCCCTTGAGTCTATCTTGTCCATCAGCTTCTTTACATCGGCCTGTGTCCATCCACCGGCACCCATCGATGACAGGACTTCAAACTTCGTAAATCCATCTTCCTGCGCCCTGAGAAAACCACCAGTGAAGACCATCTTGTACCCGTTGTAATTTCCAATCGTCTGCTCTTCGGCATCCTTCGTTCCCTTGTCTTCGCTGATTACCTTCTTCGCTATCTCAAGGGTGCTACACATGTCGATTTCTTCACTGCCCTTGAACACGTAAAAGAAAGGCCCCGGTCCCTGTTCCACATGATAATTGCCGTCATTATGGACAACGGTGCCGTCACCTTCATCGTCCTTGGTTCTTACCATTCCGTTTTTTATCGTTACGTCTTTCGTAAGCATTTTATCATTTCTCCTTAACAGTTCTTTTTTTCTTTTTCGTGGCCTCTACAATCACGTCCAAAAGCTTCAACGCGGCATCCGTCTTTATAACCAATCTGTCTTCCCTCTTAAGGACACCTTCAAACACGGTGGTCAAGTCGGCCCTCAACTTCTTTATCTGAGAAACGAGCATTGCCAACTCAAACCCCGCTATCGCCAGCCCAATCAATATAACTATTACCGCAATTATTACTACAATCAATGTTTCATTCATCTTTATCCCCCTTTTATGCCTGAGCCAAACTGTTTTTCGGCGCATAAAGTTTTCTTGTGGAAAACACCAGATTGTCAATAAGACTTGAATCTGGCATGCACCGTATGAAACTATGTACCCTGCCACAACACCCGCAAACTGCTGCGGAAAACTGCCTATCGGCTTCCTTCATCACGTTTGCTTCGGACCATTCCCTGCCCATTACAGATGTGAAATAGACCGGGTTCGACAACATGTACCTTACCCAGCCCTTTTTATTTGAACGGTCCATCTTCTCCAAGTCACCGTGTTTTATCGGCACCTTTTTATCATACTTTGTAATCGGCTCCCCGTTCTTCCTCATTATGCTCATGGCTTCAATCACGTTCGGGTGATTGTAACCTACATGACATAACTTAATGGTCTTCTTTATACCGTGTCCTTCCCGTAGTAACCTTATAACGTCCTCAGTTGTGCAGTTGGCCCGGTTGTCTTTTCCCATTCCCTTATTTCCCTAGAAGATGGCCGCCACTCTAAACGCTTGTTGCTTTATATTAAACTTAAACGAAAGGAGACTTCTTTTCGGCGGCCATCTCCATTTATTTTTTGGCTTCCTTTTCCATTTTGTCCAGACGAGTGTAATAGTCCGGGATTTCCTTCAAGTGGTCCTTGGCAATGGCCTTTGCAATTTCAGGGTCATCGGTATGTTCGCTTTCTATCTTGATTCCCTTGGCCAGTTCATCGGCATCAAAATCGGAATCCGGGGCATCGTTATGATTTCCTACCGGAAGAGCAACATCCTTCGTCTTTCCTCTATCCGGGTATTTTATATCCCCAATTCTAAAGGCACCGTCACCATCGAACCCGAACTTCTGCGGCTCATCGCCGTCAGGGTCCATTATCACCTCAAACGAATGGCCGGGGTTTGCGGTTGACTTCAGTGCTTCCAAGAACTTAATCAAGCTGCCATCCGGGTCATTTAAGCTTACAATTATCTGTGTTTCTTCGCTGCTGTCCTTCGTCCCGGAAATCCGCGCTTCCAAATCATGAATCCTGCGGACCAAATTGCTTTCCTTCATCTGCACTTCAGAGGAACTTGAACCGGATGCCGTAGGCAGGTTTCTCAACTCTGCCAGCGCTTCATCCAATTGGCTTTTCAGTGACCCTATATCGGCATCCTTCATCCCGGCCCGCTTGTTGAGTTCGGTCTCAAGTGCCCGCGCCTTTACATTAAGTTCGCGGCTCTCCTTGGTGTTCGGCTTCGTCTTGTACATCTGCTCATACAGTTCCTTCAACTGAGCTTCAAGCTCCTGCTTTGAATCGGCATCATCTACAAACATCTTCGGTATCATCTGCGGCGTATGGTTGTACTCCTTATACCACTGATTGACAACGTACGTATTCGCATCTTCACCTATCACTTCATAGGTAGTGATTTCCTTTTCATTTAACGGGCTCCTTGCCCTTATGGTCTTCTTCACCGGCAAGTTGAAATATTGAGAAGGAGTTTGGTCCTTGGTCTTGGAGTCACTCATCTTGGTCGATTTTACAATCTGGTCAAGCCGCTCGATGTCTTCATTTGTTACACCTTCATGAGTGGAAATGGTCTCACCATTATGCTGTATGGCCAGCTTGTCGCCGGACACCTGCACTATCGCCCATCCGTTGGGATAGGACTTGACCACCATAGAGTCTTTGCCAAATTTGCCCTGCAATTCTTTTCTATACCCGCCACGATACACACCGGGTTTAATTTCACCAATGGAGCCGACCTCCTCACCATCGATACCGCCAACTTTTGCACTGTATCCATTATAATTAGGGCCAATAACAGCATTTGGAAAAGCAGAAAGGACCAACTTCTTCCAATCTTCCAATTTTCCTTCAAAATGATAAGTAGATACGGAGTCGTTCACCGGCAAGTTATTCCGTAAGCTTTCAAATTCGAGCTTCAGATTTTCTATTTCCCTCAAGGCCTCCCTGCACTCCTCAGTCTCACCGGTCTGCCTACACTGGTCAGCGTACCTCTGCAAGGCATCTATTTTCTTACGCAGGACATCGGCGCTTTCATCCTTTAAGAATAGCCGTTTATCACAGTTCGGACAATGCCGGGTGGAGTGAAAGGTACGGTTATCCTTGCCCCACTTCCTCATCTTGGACCTTACAAAATCGCGGGCAAAGGTACTGTTGCAATGCGGACATTCCAGAAGACCGGAATCCTTTACAATCGCCCTGCCGCCTACAATAGATAAGTTTTCAAGTAACATTATTGGCTCCTAATTACAAATGTTCGACATCGGAATAGGGAACTATTGCCTGTCTTCCATTTTCAAACTTTATTCTGACCATGTTGCCACCGCCAACTCCGGGGTCATCACCCGCGCCGATTATAATCGCCTTTGCATTGGTAAGCGCCGGGTCCGCGTTTTTGCCAACATATTTAACCTCAGCACCTACTGGATAATCGTCCTTATCCTTACCAGTGAACCTTATTCCTTTCACTTTTACATACACCAAATTGTCAGTGTAAGGATTGTATTGAGCCTCATAACCTTCCTTTGACGGGACTTTCTTTTTCGCCTCCCAACCATCCTCACCTTTTGCAACTTTTCGAATAACTATAACATCAGGAGCTTCATCCTTCGTTCCCTGCTCATCGATAATTCGCTGAATCTTCCACACGTTATCGTTATGGTTCGCACCGCCCTTAAAGTTGAAGAACTTGTCACCCTTCACAACGGTGTACTGCCCGGAATTTTCATCAACGTAAATGTTCCAGCCCTTGTATTCGCGGGTAAGGGACCGGTCAGAATCATTAACAGGATGTTGGTCAATCCAACTTTTAGCTTTATTTATGACATCGGAAAGATTGCCGCTTACATCAAACTGCTTACCATTACCACCGCCGTCTTTTTTGCGCACTACAACCAAATCGGCATTAACTTCAATGAAGTACCCGTTATAAAACATTCGGCTTCCATCCTTCGTCTTCTTATCCTTCGTATTGTAAAGAACACCTTTATCACCGTCCCAGTGACCGATTCCCGGCGTAGCTTCACAGATTTCCTCATCGCCGTCAAACTTCACATTCGGGTTCTTCATCTTACAAGCAGCCCGCCATGCATAATAGGTCCTGAATTCCCTTTCACCTTCAGCATCCTTCGATACGCCAAGCCGGTCAACCATCTTTTTCACTTTGTAAATGCTGGTTGCCGTATCAGTTTCCCTGATAATTGAAGCTTTGACGTTGCCGTTTTTATCAACGGCTTCCACGTTGTTACCGGAAACCACGATATCGTATCCCTTGTAGTTTTCGGCAACGTTAGCTTGGTCATAATCTTTGGAGAATTGCTTGTCATTTAACTCACTGGCTTTTTTCCTTGCTTCCTCTTCAGTTTTAAAAACACCGGCGTTTTGACCAGTTGCCGTATTCCACACACTAAAAGTTCCATTTTTTTCTTTCATCCAAGCGTGATATTTATAATCGGCATCCTTTACAGAGTCTTTTATTGGATGGCCATCAATCCATTGTTCTGCCTTACTTATTGCTTGGTCATATTGCTTTTCCCCGGAATAGGGGAATGTAGCCACAATGTCTCTTTTTTTGTTGATAACAGCGATTTCGTACTCATGGTCTGTAATTTCATAACCCTTGTACTCATCAATCGGGCTGTATGAATCCTTTGTCTTCTGATGTTTACTTCTGACCTGACCATTTACTACATTCACTTCATTAGACAGCATTTTAAGTTCCCCCTGATTACCTTTTTATTGCCACGTCATTTGTATCACAACTGCAGCTTTCAATCTTACCCGCAACTCTTAAATGTTCACTGCAAAAGTAAACGAACTTTGCCTTTTTCCTGCACCGAACTCCCTTACAATTGACCCACACGCATTGTCTTTTCTTACCAGCGTATTTAGGTGTGGGGCATTTGTAATTGCCGGTCATCTATTCCCCCATGAAAGCGGCGAATGATGTGCCACTTTTTCCTTCAAGCTTCAATTCTGCACAAGCCCACACCAGTGCATCCATCCTATTTGGCGATTTGTCACCGGGAATCCATAAGCACATTTCGTCTTCCAGCGCCGGTAAACTATTTACATGATGAACGAATCCCTGCTCATATTTGGCCGCTATCGGTTCCGCTCTTGTCTGTTTACCCCTGCTTGCGTGGACCAAACTTACCATTATTTGAGGGTCGATTCCACTGATAATGGTGCTTATCATTTCTCCACCTTGATTGGACTCGGCCACTATGCAGTTAGCACCTAAGCTTCTGTACAAATCAATTGCTTTTTGCGCCCATGTCAAAGGGCTTCCCTGTATTGAAACGTCCGCGATTATGTATCCATGGTCACCAATCTTACCGGCTGCAACTATCCCGGCTTCGTCACCTTCACTCGTTGCTGAAGGGTCGATTGCCACGACCAGTCTATCATAATCGGTGTCCACCTTCATTACCCGGTTCTTTTCAATCGTTTCCCTTGTCCACAATGCGCCCGGCGCTTCATTTACATCTTCAGCCAGCACCTCCATCCGATAAGCTAAATTGGTCATGTCCTTCGTAATATCGCCAAGGGCCTCTCTACTTAAAAACGGATTTTTATCGCTGGAAAAGTGAAAAGTCTTCCATCGCGATGGCCTATTTTCTTTCAGTGCAAGCGCTTCCTCTTCCTGGGCCTTTTTAAACAGCTTGCTTGCATGTTGCGGGTCATGCGCTTTGCTCGTACTGCGTGAATGTAGTGATGGCGGTGTGTATATGAACGTTGCATTCCCGTTATTGTCAAGGAGCATCGGTGCACCAACCAGCCCCCAAGCTTCCTCATTCGTTAACTGCCACTCATCAAGGATAAGGTCATCTGCATAGTCACCACGTAATGTGTCAGCGTTCCATGCTGTCTTTGCCTTGATTCGTATTTCAGTGCCGGGAACCTCTAACACACGTTCACTTTCATTCTTATACAGAATCTTACGGTCTATTGGGTCCTGGAAGATTTTCATTACCGTGACCCAAAATCGTTCAGTCTGGTCTGCTGTAGGGGCTGCGTACAGAATCCTTCTTTTCTTCAAAAATGAACGGGCTGCTCTTGCACCCGCGCCTACAGTCTTACCGCCACGTCTTCCTGCTCTGATGATGATACGCTTCGCATCGCACTCTACAAATTCATTCTGGTCAGGGTGCTTGCGATAATCAGGAAAAACTACCTTGTACGTGTTATTCATCATTTACCATCATCAGTTGGTTTACTGTCAAATTCCACTTGAAAAGTAATGGGACCATCGGCCTTTATCTTACTGTCTATCTTTTCCGGTGCCTTGATACCCAATACCGCTATTGCCTGATTGAGCGCGGCCTGTCTTATCTGCCATGCAATTTGCTCTTCGCTGTATTGCCATTCACTCTCTTGTGCGGAATATGTGACTTTTACTTCCTTTGCTTCCATTCCCTCAGCGATTCCCTTTAATACTTTAGGTATCGTGATGCCAGCCTTTTCACATTCCTTCAATACGAGCATTCTGCCCGAATCATTGGCTTCCGTTCCTATTTCCTTCATCAACTGAGACAGTGGTTTTTCTTTTTTCTTTTTCGTTGCCATTTTCAATGTCCTCTAGTTATAACAAAACCATAGCGGTCTTTTAATTCCCCAGCCATCTCATTTTTCATTTCTTCAAGTTCTTTTTTAACCATGTTGCTGTAGGTAATTGCCCACTGCACCGCTTCAATTACGATTAAAAAAGGAGTCTTGTTAGGGAACTTTCGTAATGGGAAAGCGTAAATCTTTGTCCATTCCCTTATCGAATCTTGGTTGTTGATATGAAAATATTTATCACAGAATTTCAGAATGTCAGGATACCCGACATACCAGAAATCTTCCGTGGCAGCGTTGAACTTGTGGATTTCCGGATTGAACTTGTATATCAGGGCTTCATTGAACTGAGGTAAGGCCTTCGTTACGTACACAACCTTAACACCATCGGATGGCCTTATCTTTATAAGTTGCTGTAATCGTTGTTCGTTTCGTTTTTCATCGAAGATTTGACTGACTGGAGTTTCTACTTTGACTTGTTCCCCGGTGTTGGTATTCAGCATATGATATGGACACAGTTTATCTGGAGCCCAATACTTGCATTTGTCCTTCGTTCTCTGAGGTATGCACTTTTTCAATGACGTAAGACACTTACGGTCCGGGACCCACTCTTTCACGTAGAGTCCCGGTAAAGGAAGGAGCTGTTGCTTATACTCTGATGTCTGGCCCTCTTGCATTTGTCCTCTTTGTTAGGAGTGGCACCGGGGAAAAGGGGGAGGGGAATTCGCCCGGTGCCGTTGTAACTGTTACTGCATCCATCATGTCGCTTGTTTAACTCCATTAAAACACGCGGTAAAAGTTTTGTCAAGATACAAACCACATTGAGTTTCGGACGGTACCCGGCCCCCGATAACGATATATGGCCCTCTATATTTGATACTGCACCGGGCACCTACACTTACAACTACACAACAAATCAAAGGTCCGCGTATCCGGTGTACCTACGGTACACACGGATTCGCTCACGGAAACTCGGAACGGGGAAATATCTTTAAACCATTTTTCATTACACATAACATGTTCAATATTAACAAAATTTAATAACCACGCGGGTTTTGTCACATAACCCTTTTCATATTTTTATACGTATTTTTCATCGGACATAACGTCATGAATATATTATGTCCGATGTTTGGAAATATCTTTATACCCTTTTCATCGGACATAACATGCCTGATACCAACAAAGTGTAATAAGGACGCGGGTCCCGGCGCTATGGTATTCTAAATGTCTTTGCGGGCATAAAGTAGTGTCATTTCATCGGACATAACAACTTATGCACACTCAGAAAGGCCATATTGACAGAGTGTAATAACCACGCGGGTTCTGAATATACAATGCCTGTTATGTCCGATGGAAACGGCATATATACACTATCTTTAATCGCCTGTTATGTGTAGTTTGTACCTTGACAAATGAGACATAACCATGGTAAGATGGCAACTGAGGAGGATAACGATATATGGTCGATGGTGACGTAATCCGGTGTTTGAAATGTGGCAGTATAGTTGAGACCGTCAATGAGAGTGGGGCATGTGGGGCTTGCTCCGGGAAGACGAGAAAGAAAAAAGGACCAATTGACCTTGATGTTTTGCGGCGGCCCCACTTTCGTACGTGCAGGTACTGCAGGAAGTCGAAGATTTACCCGATTGATTTTACGGATGAGACTACCTGTATCCTGTGCTCAAGGAAGGATGACCCTGAATATTTTGCCAACCCGAAGGTGTTGAAGAGGAATAGGGAATGGCGGGCCAAGAATGTCGAGAAGGTGTCAATCATGAATCAAAACAGGAGAGAGAAACTGAAGCAGTGGAGACGTGAACACCCGGAAGAGGCAAGGAAGAAGTACATAGAAGCCACGAAGAAGCGCCGGGCGCGGTTGAAGGCGTTAGAACTGATGAAAAATAAAAAAGGAGAGTAAGAGATGAAAAGACAAATTTTGTGTGAAAGTTGCATGAACAAGTCGGTCATGCACACCGATGCAGATAACCTGATTCCGTACGAGAAGAAGTATGCCGGTGAGTGGAATAAAAAGGTTAACGGTAAGGCCAAGAGGGAGATGTTCTGTGACATCTGCAACAAACCGATTGAAAAAGGGCAACCGTGTTGTGCAGAGTCTATGGGCCTTGATTCGACCCCTTATTATGAATGGGAGAACGAATTTATAGAAGCGGATGACAAGTGCCCGGAATGTGGAGCAGAAATACGGGCAAAGGGTCTTGATGGGGGCGGCGGTGTAGAGTGCACGAAGTGTCATTACTGGTTTTGTTACTGATTTAATAAGGAGAGAACATGAACTTTAAAACTTTGTTGGCGTTTATCGTAATGTTGATTGGAACCGGGTTAATGTATGTATTCACTTGGATGTACCTGATGATTCAGGGCAAGTCTGCGGATGAAGCGTTCTATTGGAGCACTGCATTTATGATTATGACGGTCTGCGGGAATGCGTATGTATGGAAAAAGATATGAGCGGGGGTAACGTAAATTGTTTGCATTGCAAATTTTACATAAAGGATAAACGCAACAATCATCGTTGCTTGAAGTACGGCAAGAAGTTGAGAAGAGGAAAGGTTCCCGGACTTTGGGTGCTGCCATGCACCACTTTATGCAGGGAGGAGAGAAAAAATGGAAAAATTTGACGTTAAGAGACTGGCCTTGGTTTTAGCGGTTCAAGCGGAAATAGAAGGGATGAAGGTCGCCAATTCTGTAAAGGAAGCCAATGGATTTTCACCTGCATACGGACATGACCATTTCTTTGATAAGGCAGAGGAATTAAGGATACTGGCAAGTAAGCATGATAACCAACTGTGAGAGGAGGAGAGATGGAGCCAAGATGTGAGGATTGCGGGGGGAAATTGACAATTAAGGAGCAACAGCACAATGAAGAGGCACATAAAAATTATGTTAAGATGGGCGGTAATGAGAAACTCAAATTGGAAATGTGCGCCAACTGTTGGGAAATCTACTGTCATCATGCGATGACTGGAGACTAAATGACATCACAGGAAATTAAGGATAGGCTCAGAAATTCGTTCGCATTCAACACGTCAAGCATATACGTTCCAGAATACACGCACAGGGAGCTGAGAATTGATGCGATTGTAATAAACATCGCCAAGCGTTGGATTCGCGGCTTTGAAATCAAGATTTCCCGCACTGATTGGCTGCAGGACGATAAATGGGTTTTGTATTCGCAGTTCTGTTCATCCCTATCAATCGTCTGCCCGGAAGACCTGATTAAGCCGAATGAGATTGAAAAGCCGTTTGGTCTGTTGTACATACTGGAAAAGAAGAAACTGACCAGTAACCTTGAAAGTGTGGGCATGGTCTGGAAAAAGAAGCCGCAGAATTTTCAGAAAAGAAATGGGCTTTCTTGGTTCTGGACGTACACCAAGGTGTTGGAAAATGAGACCATGAGGTTGGACAGGGAATTGAACATGCATAAATTAAGGGAGAAAAGGAATAATGGGCGCGGCTAAGAATAGAGGAACAAGGGAAGAAAGAGTGGCCCAGGCTATACGAAAAATAGAAATGGAAGAGGAAAAGAAAAAAATGATGAAAACACTTGACCTCTTAAATTTTCTAGACCCGCCAAAACCATTATGGGGAATCGAATATAAAAGACATTCTAAAAGTTATGTGCCGATGTTGGGGGTGGCGTTAATGATGGCCATGGCCGGAGTTGGCATGGATACACCAAAATATAAAATATCTGGTTTAAATACAAGAAAAAGGAGATGAAAATGGAAGAGTATATAATTTTATCGTGCATAAGTAATGACAGTTCATTAATCGAGAAAATTGTAAACACTAAAATGAAAGATGGTTATATTCCTATGGGAGGAATATGCGTAACACATCGCGGCGAAAGTGCGTTGCTTTTGTATTCACAGGCCATGATGTTTGTGAAAGTTGGCGATTAGATATCAAAGTTTGTATCTTGACAGGGGAATAGCAACTGTGATTTAATTGCAGTTAAGAGAAAGAGATGTTTGAAATTGGTTCTTTGAAAGGGTATGGATGGGGTAGCTCAGTGGGTAGAGCGCGAAAATTTCCTTGGCCGCTTTTTCCGTTGAAAGACTGGCGTAGGTCATGGTTACTTCACTTCTAATGATGAGGCCGCAGGTTCGAATCCTGCCCCCATCCCTAGAATAAGGAGAGTGGCGATAGCTCAGTTGGTAGAGCAGCCGACTAGAAAAGACTTTTGTCGCTTTTTCCCGGTTTACCTGACCGTGGTGTAGATAAGAGATACTTCACTGCAATCAGCGGGTCGCGGGTTCGATTCCCGTTCACCACTCTTCATTTTGATAAAAACCGGTGGCGTAGATAATGGATACTTCATCAACTTTTGGTAGCTGAAAAAATTCCTTTATCGTTTATCCCCCGGCAAAAATAAAAATCGGTGGCGTAGAGTTCAGATACTTCATTCTGAAAAAATGGCGTTGCGGGTTCGACTCCCGCCTTTGGTGTGTGGACACAGACTTCTGAGCCCGATAGTTCCCCGATTGAAAATAAAAAAGGAGAGACGATATGGCGAAAACAAATGTAGCAAGTAAGAAAAATCCTATTTACACTCATGAAGGTGCTAGGGCGGCGCACATCAACCCCTATCAAGCATTGCGTAGGTCGGTGTGTTCGTGTATGCTTTGGGAAGGTGAGTTTTATGAAGACGGCACGAGCGTAGCGGAAAGAATAAAGATGCTTGCGCATCAGGTTAGCTGCGAACAGGTAGCACAACTGGCCATCGATGCGCGAACCAAGTTCAAGCTTCGGCATGTTCCGCTTCTGTTGGTAAGGGAACTTGCCAAGGCAAGATTTGTAGGCACCGCGAAAGTGTTGGAGCAGGTAATCCAGCGGCCTGATGAGTTGACCGAATTTCTAAGCCTGTACTGGAAGGACGAACCGAAGAGAGCAAACGGCAAGAATGCGCCGCTGTCTGCTCAGGTGAAGAAGGGACTAGCAAAAGCGTTTACTAAGTTCAATGCCTATCAGTTGGCGAAGTATAACCGTGATGATGAGATTAAGTTGAAGGATGTCGCGTTCCTCTGTCATGTGAAGCCGAAGGACGGCGTGAAGGGATACACCAAGCAGACGAGAAAGGAAAGTGAATTTTTTCCGGAAGGTGAGGGTAGCGTTCTGCTTGACCAGTTAATCAAGGGCACGTTGCCTATTCCCGATACTTGGGAAGTTGCATTATCTGCAGGTAAGGATAAGAAGGCAACGTGGGAACGGCTGATAAATGAAAATAAGCTTGGAGCTCTGGCCCTGTTGCGTAACCTGAGGAACATGAAGGAAGCCGGTGTGAGGGAGTCCGTCATATTCAACGGATTGGATAGGGCAAAGACGGACCGCATTCTTCCTTTTCGGTTCATTTCGGCGGCAAAATATGCGCCGCAATGGGAAAACCGGATTGAGCCGGTCATGTTGAAGTGCCTTGGTGAACATGAAAAGTTGAAAGGAAAGACCGCACTGGTCATCGATGGCAGCGGGTCAATGTTCGGCACTCCTGTTTCCAGTAAGTCGGAGATAGACCGGTTTGAAGCCGCGTGTGGTGTGGCTATCCTTGTTAGGGAAATATGCGATAACATCGTTACAATCGTATTTAGTAACGATGCGTTTGTCGTTCCTTCCCGGCATGGGTTTGCCCTGAGAGATGCCTTGCATTCCAAGGCGCAGCATAGCGGCACGAATACGCAAAGCGCCATCAACCTTGCCACTAAGGAAGGATATGACAGGATAATCATCATCACGGATGAACAGTCTCATCAAGTAATCCAACCGCCTAACGGTAAGGGGTATGTAATCAACGTAGCTTCTTATCAAAACGGCATAGGTTATGGGCCATGGAAGCACATTGACGGATTCAGTGAGTCGGTGATTGACTGGATACGTGAATATGAGAGAGAAATAGAGCAATGAAAGGTCAGGGGGAATCACAGCTATACTCGAATCGTAGGCTGCACTTGTAGCAAGTCGGGCTCTGTGTCATTACAAGAGAATGTGACCCCCTGACTACTTGGAAAGATGAATATTGAAAGAATATTGCCGACTGTAATGATAATTTTAAGTGTAATGGCCAGCATCATCTATTTCTACAAAGGCGACATAAGGCATGGTGTTTATTGGCTTGCCGGTGCAACGTTGACCGCAAGCGTAACTTTTTAAGAGGAGAGTGGAGAGATGGGAAAACTAAAGAAAAAGCTGGAACGTTCGATTGATGATGACATCAGGGAAGCCGATGAAAGAATCAAGTTGAAGGAAAGGTATGTGATGGAGATATTGACTGGAATCGTCAATTTAAAGATGTACAGGGAGCAGTTGATACGGAACAAGAACATGCCGAAGTTTGCGGATTTTAATAGCCAGTTTTTTAAGGAATCAAAAGGGGAATAAAGAGATGAAAGACGTGGTTAAAATCAGTGTAATAGTGCAGTTGCCGTGGTCCAAGGAAGACCAAGAATTTAACTACGCAATTGACATGATACAGGCTCAGGAAGGTTTGATTCCATTGCCAAGGGAAAGGGAAATTGATGGCTTTAGTTTCATGGAAGCGCAAAGGCAGATTGTTAGAAGGGAAAATCTGGCTAAAATGGTGTCAAGCATGATAACCGCCGCAATATTGACGGCGTGTGAGTCTGAGGACACGATAAACGGATATAAGAAAGGGGGAAAGTAGCATGACGAGAAGTGAACATGTAGCATGGTGTAAGGAAAGGGCGCTGAAATATCTTGAAGTAGGTGACGTGACAAATGCATGGGCTTCAATGGCTTCCGATTTACAAGGGCACTCGGAAACAAAAAGTCACCCGGCACTTCAAATCGGGACCATGATGGTCTTTGGCGGCAAATTAAAAAGCGTGGAAGAAATGCGAAAATTTATTGAGGGGTTCAACTGAACATGAAACTTTACACTGAAAAGGAAGCAAAGAAAAAGGAGTGCCCGGTAAGGCTTTATTTCTTGAGGATGGCCGATAAGTCATTCGGGATGGTTGGAACATGCTCGGCATCGGATTGCATGATGTGGGTAGAATATTCCGCGAAAAAGGGCCGGTGTGGGTTTATAAAGGGAATGCAAGATGGTAAGTAAAACCATGCTGAGGAGCATATTCGCCGGGGTGATGAGCAGCATCCGTAAGGCGAAGGTCATGAATTGTGACGTACGGGTAGAGCATGACACAAACCAAAGTTGTCTGGACTGGGTAAGCGTTCAAAGGTTCTATTCAGGATATAGGACGATAACGATAACGATAAAGGTATACGAAAAAAGGAAAGGAGATTGAAACATGTCAGTACGCACTCCAGCAGATGAATGTCTTGATGAAGCAAAGGAGCACATCGAAAAGGCAATAAAGAGCTTGTCCAGTATTGTTATTGAACAAGTATCCGGGTCTGATGAGTATAGTAAAGAAGCAAAAGGAAAACAAAGAAGAGCTTTAAATGAGCTTATATCAATAAGAGATGACTTTTAAACAAAAAGGAGGAATAACTAATGGGCGAACTAAGAGTAGCGGACAAGATGGCGGGAGACCTCAAGCTTATTTGGGACCCGGAAAAGAAGGACGAAGTTAGCACTGCAGAGGAGACGTTTAACAAGATGAAAAAGAAGGGCTATCTTGCCTTCTCTGTAAAGAAGGGTGGAGACAAGGGTAAGGTCATACAGGAATTTGACCCTGACCTTGAGATGATTATCATGTCACCTAAACTTCAAGGAGGGTGATTATGGCATCGACAGAATACATTGATTCGTCAGATTCCAGATGGAGAACGTGGACATCGGGTGCCTACACCGTAAAAACCGCCGTATATCAGGATACCGCTTGGACAAGTTGGACCGATTCAACGGCTGCTGTTTCTAATGCGGCAACAACTACGGCATGGAAGGTGTGGACAAGGGCCGGGGTAACTTATTCATCGGATTATAGAACGGCAACGGCAACAACCACTGCTTGGACGGTTTGGACAAGCGGGGCCGACATCGTTAACGTAAGACAAGAAACGGAAGCTGAAAGAACGGTAAGGGAAGAACGATATAGGCAGGAACAAGAACAGGCGCGAGTAGCTGCAGAAAAGCGGGCAAAGGAAGCTGAGGAGCGCGAGAAAAAGGCCTTAATTCTCCTGCAGTTGGTTCTCAATGAACAGCAGAAGAAGGAACTTAAGGAAAAGAATTACTTTGAAGTCGGCGTTGTCGGCGGCAAGAAGTACCGCATTAAGAAAGGACAATGCCGGAATATTCAGGAACTTGATGACAAGACAGGCAACGTGAAGAGGACTCTCTGTTTCCATCCGCAGGACAATTTGCATGATTACGATGCGATGGCCATTCAAAAGCTGGCGCTGGAGTCGATGGAAGAGGAAGCGTTAAAGGTTGCGAACTTTAGTTAAACAAACGGGAGTAGGTGAGGTGGTACTCTGACAGAAAGCCGCGCAGAAATGCAAGGGGTGAAATAGGGTTCGATTCCCCTTCTGTTGCAGACCGTGAAACCGATAGGTTTCTTAACTGCTCTACTCTCCGAAATTTATGGCGGGCGGCGAAACAAATTGCTTGTATACTACAATATTGGTGGTAGATGTTGTCGTAAGGGCATGAGTGCCGCCTGTCTTTTTAAAATAATAAGGGTATGGCTTGGGGAGTATTCTATACAGAAACTTGTGAGGTAACGCTCTTTGGCAACCTGTACCCTTATTATTTGATTTTAAAAAGGATGATGTAAATGTTGAAGGATTACAAAAATGACTGCGGGTGGAAAAAGTGGGATGACATAGAGTCAATGCAGTGTGTAAGGGAGCAGGGTGCAGATGAAAGAACATGTAATTTCTGCCCGAAGAACAAAAACAAGGAAGCATGGTTGATACCGATACCGGAAGGAATATGAGAATAGAGAGGTTTATAAAAAGACACACAAGAACGCGAAAGATATTCTGTTCCTGTTGTAGGAAAAGGGTGTGGTGGTGGCAACCGAAGAAAAGTTATAGTTTCGGGCCGCGCATAAATAGGACCATATTCTATTTTCATGTTAAATGTTTGAAAAACAGATAAAAGGAGCGCAAAATGAAAGTGAAATCAAGTAACATCAAGGAAGTTAAATACAACGCAAAAAAGAAGACGTTCACTGTTGATTTTTTAAGCGGCAGTCAGTACGAGTACGCTGACGTACCGAAGGAAGTTAATGATGCTTTTAAATTGGCCGTTAAAAAGAAGGAAAGCGTGGGCCAGCTTTTCAGTTCCATGGTCCGGGAAAAATTCAAATTCACAAAGATAAAATGAAGACTAAAAAGATAAACGAAATTGCAGACGGCGCATTACGCATGGACGGATTTGATGATTGCGTTGTCGGCATGGTTGAACGGTTTAATCAGGAGCCGATTCTTTGCTATTCAGTTGATTTAATAATAGCAAAGTTGATGAAGAACATGTCTGAAGCGGAAGCATGGGAATATTATCTTTTCAATCAAATCGGTGCATGGTTAGGCGAAAAAACGCCATGCTTTATCCGGGACGTAGATAAGAAAACAGTAAACAAGATTAAGGAATAAAGAACCCCCTCTCTAGAGGGGGGTGGAACTACATGGCCCGCGTGGCACTCTTAGAACACTTCTAACAATACATTTGACGAATTTATATATCCGGAACCCGCGTCCTTACCGGGCTCTGGATATATAAATTCGATACTTGACAAAATATATCTTTGTGTGGTAAAATATTCTTGAAGGTTGGGGAGAAAGCCAACCGGGACCCAAAAAGAGAGGAGAGATGAAATGAAACACGAAGAGACACCGGCAACAAGAGGAGAAGCGACATTAATCAGTTTCATGAAAGGATTTGAAGTCGAATTTACTTGCAATTGCGGCCAGAGGAAGATGTTCAGAAATGGACAACTTCGCGGTAAGAGCGTAATTTGTAATGGCAATACAATCAAATTAGTCAAGAGAGAGGAGATTTAAAAATGGAAAAGGAAAGAGTAAATGAAAGAATAGTAGAGAGACTGCAGAAAGTTCTTGCATTGATGAGCAGCCCAATGGAAGGTGAAGCACAGGCAGCGGCCCACAAATTAGAAGAACTTCTTACACTGCACAATCTTAGCATGGCCGATTTGGAAATGAAGGGTGGAAGCAAGCCCGATGTATTGGAAGACAAGCATGATTTGGGAAAGGCCGCTTTCACATGGAAGTTGAATCTGGCAGAAGGAATTGCCAAATATTACTATTGCCATCCGATAGTGAACAGATACGCAAAGACCGTGAGATTTGTCGGGCGCAAAGACAACGTGGAAAGTTTGAAGATGCTGTACAGTTGGTTAATTGACCAGATTAAGAGGATATCCGGGGAAGAGCGCAAAATATACATGCAGAAGAACGAAGAACACATTGACCCGTTGCGCTGGCAGGTGAATTTTGGAATCGGCGCTGTGTCCAGACTGCAGGAAATGTTAAAGGAAAAGACTGAACGCGACAATCAATCAGTTATGGCGTTAGTTGTTCATCATGAGACTGAAATCAGCGACTACATGGAAAAGCAATACGGGTATCGGACCGATGGGCAGAAGACTGAACGAGAGAAGGAACAGGATAAAGAACGGGAAGAACGAAGAAAAAGAAAAGAGGAATTGAAGGCAAGGGATTTGGAAGCGTATTATCAGGAATATCCTTGGGAAAGACCGTTGACAGAAAAGGAACAGGCAAAGCGGGATAAGGAACAGGCAAAGGCAGACAGGGCATGGGAAAAAAGATGGGAACGGCGCAACAGCAGGGAAAGTCGCAAGACATACAGCATAAAGGACTTGGAGAAGATGAGACAAGGAAGAGACTCCAGAAAAGCTGGATATGCGGCGGGAAGCAGACTTAACTTGGAACCTTTTGTCGAGAACAAGGGAACTGAAAAGAGAGCATTAAACAATTAATTATAGAGAGAGGAGATTGAAAAATGAGTATCGATAAATTGAAAAACGGTTGTGGCGTAGCGGCAAGTTTAATCATTGATGGGCAGGTTGAAACATTCAGACTGGCAGTGGTTGCGGAACCTGACCATTTCGCCAAGGATGATGACAGATGGACGAGATTAAGATATGCGTTTATCAACGTCAAACAGACTTTGTTCATTTCTGGCATGTATAGCGGCGGTGTTACCGGCTTTGGGGAACATAACCCTCAATTGATGGATGAGACATGGCATGAGCGCTATAGGCTTATTACCACCAATTTGGATGAAATCAATTTTCTGGCCGAGTGGGAAGACGAAGTAAACAGGAAGATAGAAAACGATGTCCGGGAAAGACAAATGCAGATAGTGGATGAAATCAACAAACTGCCTAGCACGTTTACCGTTGGCATCCCAAGCATTGATGAGGTTGTCGAGTTCCGCAGGAGTGAGGCCCATATTGATGCGACAAGAAACAGGATTTATGGCGGGATAGTCAATTTATATAGAGTTGGCGAAAATCAGCGCGACTTATATATCGAGAATTATGTAAGCAAAAGCGGCCAGATGCTGGTAAGCAAGTTTACCGATGGAGACATGAAGTGGACATTTGGCAAGGTTGATTTGACCCCGCGAACGGTACTGGAAATCATATTAAAGCGGAAAAAGGAAGTTGAAAAGATGGTGAATGACATTAAGTATCGTTAAAAATGTTGTTCCTGCTCCTCTTCCGGAAACGGCCCGGAAGAGGGGTGGCATAGAACGTTTTTGAAAGGAGACTTAAGAGGGACACGATAAAGCGATATCTTGACAAAATGGTATAAGATGTGTTATAATGGTCCTGTAGTTGAGAGGAGAGACGGAAGATGGAGACAATTTTGATAGCGGCAGTTTTAGCAGTGGTGACAGTTTTTGCGGTCACTTTAACCGAAACCATTAAATAGTTAAGAGAGGAGAGATTATGAACAGCAAAGAGCGTTTTACAAGAAATGAAGTGATGGCAATTCCTAGCCCGGAGTACACCAAGACGTGGCACCCGATTTCTCATAAGGAAGTCATCAACAGTCTAACAGCAGTTCTCAAAAACAAGGGCATCAAGGTGGTGTCCGAAACCTACAGCGTTAAAAATCATGGTAACAACATCTTCGGTACCTTTGTACTGGACATCATTAAATCCGGGCAGAATCTCATGGTCGGCTTGCGCAATTCCATCATGAAGACCTTTGCAGTCGGCGTATGCGCCGGGACCCATGTAATAGTCTGCAGTAACATGCAGTTTAAGGGCGATTTCATCGAGTTCCGCAAACACACTTCCGGGATTTCCTATGACGAGCTTCTGGAAATCGAAGACCGGGCAATTGACCAAGTAATTGTTCAAGGTAAGGAAACAGTCAAATGGCATGAGGGACTCCGCAAGTATGCACTGGAAGCCCCAAAGTTCAAGCAAATTACATACGATGCGATGGAGAGAGGAATCCTGGCACCCAATCATTTTAACAAGTTCCTGGAAGCACACACCGCCGAATTGGAACTGGTCAAGTCCAAGACCGGCACCCTTTATGAGTTCCACGGTGCAGTAACGAGAATGAACAGGGACCTCAATCTTTTCACGATTGATAGTCGGACCCGCGAGCTCTGTGATTTGTGTGACATCTACATGGCCGCTTAAGGCAACCGGAAAGGGCAACCACTTTGACGGTTGCCCTTTCTTCAAAGCTCCTGTTTTAACAGGGTCTTTGAAGAAAGGAGAGATAGAGATGTTATTTCAAATGCCACTTTATAGAGGGGTAACAGACAAGAGAGGAAAAGAGTTTGCTTCTGACCCCGGCGATTTTGGAAGAGGTGAATACTGGTCCTCTGACCCGCATGTAGCAAAAGCATATAGCAGTAAAGTTAAGTGTGAAACCATTGTATTGTTTAACCCCATACAGCTACTTGAGATAGAAGCATATATTCTTGCAGACGATATGTACGGCACTATTAGAGGGAAAAACAAAATAGGGTCCGGGTGTGGCGAAATAAAGGACAGACTGGAAAATTCGAGCAAATTGACCGCAGACTTAGTTTCTTTAGGCCATGACGGATTTGTTGTGTATAAGGAAAGTGGTGAAGTGGAAGTAGTGGTATTTGATAAAATTGAGAGAGGAGAGATTATGAGAGATATAAGTTTGGATGAGAAAGCAAAGAAACTAGAAGCGTTGATTAAGATAGATGAGTTATCAAAGGAAAATAAGTCTTATCACGAGTTTTTATTGGAAGTGGGGCAACTGATTTTTTCACTGTTGAGTGATGAGGCCGATTTTTAAACGTGGGGTTTATTAGAAGTATAAACATTTTAATTTTAGAGAGAGGAGAATTGAGCCATGGTAGAGAATTTAGTATTCAAGGTAGAAGGAACAACGTTGACGATAACGGCTGATTTGACCAAGAACTACGGCAGGACCAAAAAGGGCGAAGGGAAAAACATTTCCATTGCCAGCACCGGTGGAAATTGTGAAGTTGCCCCCGGCATCAGCGCCGGGATTAACATTTACAGGAAACCGAAACAGGGCGAATAAACATATAACTATTAAACTTTAAAAGGAGAATTATCATGGATGCAATGGCAACAATGGGTAAGGAAGCGAGAGAGGCGATTTTAAAGAATGTATTGGCAAGAACGGTAACAAAGGCAAAAGGAAAGTTCTGCAAATTTGACTGCAAAATCGGCGGGCCTATTATCGTAGGCAGATTGGTTGATGGTACGTGCTATTTCTGGATTGAGGGCGACACTAGCACTTACGAAATCAAGGGCAAACGTTTCTTTAACGTAAGCGGTGGCGAAATCCGCAAAGGTGAAAACGGAGTCGCGCCTGTTAAGGAAGAAATTGAAACATCATCACCAAATGAAGAAAAGGAGAATGATACCATGAAAAAAGGAAAGAAGGATGTAAAAAAACCCGAAAGCAAAACCACTGTTATCCCCAAGGGCGGTGCCATGGTCACGCAATTGGATTACAACGGCGAAAAGGAACATCTCCCGGCTGCATTATACACAAACAAGATTACCTGTAAGTGCGGCAACGTCAGGTACGTGAAAAACAGTGACCTGTTCCAAGTCAAGCAGTGCAAACCCTGCGTTAAGGCTGGCCGGTTGAAGAAAATCGGCGAACTGAAAAAGACCAAGGGTAACAAAAAGACGAACGGCAAATAGTTCGTTCTGAAAATTAGGGCTGGGGGCCTGTTCCAAGGCCCCCGGTTTCCCATTTTCTTTAACCGATTAAAGAACATAGGAAACTTTGAACATGGGCGATGCAAAACGAAGAAGATTAGAGATTGACATGGAAGAGAAAAAAGTGGCTCGGTTTTTTCATTTGTGGCACTTTTTAAATCCGAAGGTTACATGGGATGAAGCTTCTAAGGCTTATCGAAGGTCAAAATTTAAATGGATAAAGGTAACAGGAGAATAGAGATATGAACAGAAGAAAAAATAAGATGGACAAGTTTGTGGACTTGGCAAAGGAAAAGCCGGTTGAAGTGGTCACAGTGGCCGCTTGTATTTTAGGTATGACTTTTTGCATTGCATTCGCTATCGCGGCGAAGGTATATTTTTAAGAAAGGAGAATGTTATGGCCGAAGAACAGACTTTACAGAACAAACTGCTTTATTGGTTTAATAAGGCAGAAGGAACTAATTACAACACTTTACAAGAGGCAATATATGACGGGCGGGATAAAGAGGTGTTGGCTTTCATAATACTCTATCTAGATGACATAGTAAAGGGGGCTTTATAACACATGGCCAGAGAAACATTATTTAAGTGTCCAAAATGCGGGAAAAACATCGATTGGACCATGTTTAAAACCAAAGAGGAAATGAAGAAGTTTCATGAAGATAAAATTTGTAAACTATGTTGTAAGAAGGAGAAAAAGAAATGAGAAAAATCGAGTTTAGAGGAAAGGCGGTTGTTGGGAATAATTGGGTAAATGGCTATTTTTATAAAATCGGCACTTTTTGTTACATAATGAAGGAAGATGGTGTAAGCATTTCAGTAGTAGAAGAAACTGTGGGCCAACTAGTACCGGACATTCCTGATAAAAATGGTCATAATGTTTTTGAAGGAGATATTGTAGAAGTAAATTATAGTGACCCGTACAGTCCGCGTGTTATGGTAATCAGTCACGGCGGGCCGCTTAACAGTGCCGGGTTTGGTATGATATTTAAAAAGGACACTCCAATGTGGGACACGTTAAACTATGGACATTCCCAGATGATTAAAGTCATCGGTAACATTCATGATAACCCGGAACTGTGGGGAAAAGTGAAATGGGAATTGACGGATAAAAGGGAGTTTGAAACAAAGGTTGACATACAATCATTAGGCGAAGATGACGGCGAATTTTATTAAAAAGGACCCGATTAATGCACTGTTTAATGTGTAATTTCTGTTGTTGCGATTCTAAAGAACATGGTCATGCGTGTGTTCTCACTGAAATGGAAAAGGGAAATGACCCGTTTAAACAGTATGCTATGTATGACGGTTTTCAATGGGTAATACCATATATAGATGGAAAATGCCCATTTCTTACCTTTTTTAGAGGGTGTGTTGTGCATGGTTTTAAACCTGAGTCATGTAGAAAGTATTTTTGTGAATATGTAAGAAAGGGGCAGTAGATGGTTGAACTCCGGAACGGTAAAATCTACATTGACCATGCTGACGTATTGAAACTAGGCAAGACCTTCAAATCATATTTCAAGTTTGCAAAAATGAAAAATATGAAATGGGAAATTACCGCCACTTATCCCAACGTTGAAGCCGTCAACAGACTGTTTAAGGTTGATTTGAGGATAGAGGAACCGGAAAACACGGTTGATGTGACTAAATATTTAACCGAGATTGACTACAAGTTTAAACGTGACCCATTTAAACACCAACTGGAAGCGCTGGCTAATTGTAATGGCCGGGAAGCTTATGCGTATTTCCTTGAGCCCGGTTTGGGTAAGACAAAAGTTGCAATCGATGATGCAATGATTCTACACAAACAAAGAAAAATCGATACCGTATTGGTGATATGCCCTATTTCAGCTATTTCTGTATGGGAAGACGAGTTACAGAAAAATGCTGACGGTATCTCATTTTCCTCTTGGCCCAAGACACCGCCAAATTTCGGTATGTGCTTTTACATAATTAATCATGACGTGTTAGTTTCCAATTACATAAACAACACAAAGTATGCGAAAAAACTAGAAACGACACATGACCAAGAGAAGATTGAGGAAATCGTAAACAAGATAAAGCAAATCGAAGCTAACGTTGAAGATGGATTTTCCGTGGCTTCATTATTTTTGATGTCCAGTTCGAAATGCATGATTATCATTGATGAGTCCACCTGTATAGCCAACTGGCAGTCGTTGAGGACCATATTTTGCACCAAGTTGGGCCTACTTGCCGGGTACAAACGGATACTTACCGGGGACCCGATTCCCAATAATCCGATAGATTTGTATAGCCAGCTTTATTGGCTGGACCCGACAATCGTGGGCAACAGGAGCTACTATGCTTTCAGAGGCCACTTCTGCAACATGGGCGGGTATAAGAATAAACAAATCGAATCTTACCGTAACATAGACGAGTTGACGGCCATTTGTAAACGACATGGGTATAGGGCAAGGTCAGAGGATGTTCTTGACATGCCAGAACAGAACTGGTTAATCAGACGAGTGATTCCTAATCAAAGTACAATTGACCTATACAACAAGATTGTTGAAGAGGATATCGTGTCCTATCTGGATAATTACAACAATGAAGCGTTCATCAATGTTAATATGATGCTTACTCAGTTTATAAAGCTGCAGCAGGTTTGCGGCGGGACGTTGATTGACAATGATGGGCAATCTCATATTGTAGGGACTGAAAAATTGAAAGAACTAATGATGATGTTGGATGAGTGGAGGAATATAAAGACGTTGGTTTGGCATCAGTTCAAGGAAGAAGGTAAGATGATTACCGAAGCCTTGACAAAGAAGGGCAAATCTGTGGCCCTATTCAATGGCGATTTGTCGGCCAGCGAAAGAGGAGATATGGTCAGGGAATTTGAAAAGGGAAACGTTGACCATTTGGTGGTACAAAATGATGCCGGTCATTTAAGCATAACCTTGAACAAGGCCACATATGCGGTGTGGTACAGCAATCATCTTAGGCCGATTGTCCGTTCGCAGTCGGAGCGCAGGAACTGGAGAATCGGGCAAAAGAACCCGGTATTTTATTATGACTTGCTGATGGACGGGTTCATTGACAGTTGGGTGTATAAGAGGTTACGAAGGAAACGTAACTTTAACGCCGACATTACGGATGCAGGGATGACGAAGAAAAACATAATGGATGCAATTTACGACAAGGAGTAAATAAGATGAAAAGGACAATTTGTTTGTTGTTAGCGTTATTGGTTTTAGGGTGTGTTCAAAATGGGTGGAAGGAAAAACAATTTAAAATTGATATTTCGTCATTATCCCAAAAGAACGAAATTAAAGGTGATTTTATCATTGGTTGCGGGAACATAGGTCAAACAACTTATTATTATGTGTATAAAAACATATCTGCTAATAAATATAAATTAGTCAAACTTGATGCCGATGAAACTATTATCGTTGAAGATTCTAATTCCCCGTATATGCTTTATTCGGCCATGTATGATGAGCAAGATGGAAGTGTTTATAGGAACAGTGAGGGCAAGTTTGAGCTTCATGTTCCAGTAGGAACATTGATAAAGAAATTTAAAATAGGAGAATAAAAAGGAGGATTTATGAAAACAGAAGTTAAAAAGGAAGTACGGGTAACTTTGGTTCTTGACGAGAACGAAGCAAAATGGTTAAAGGCTCGTATGCAAAATCCCATGATAATTGACAAGTCACTAAGTGCGCATGAAAAAGAAGATAAAGAAGAGCGTAAGATGAGACAGATGTTTTGGGAAACATTGACAATTGAAAATATATAACAAAAAGGAGAAAACTATGAACACGTTGTACTACTATTTTAGGGGAGAAAATAAAGTACCAAGAATCACTGTTTGTCTGTTATACGAGATTGACCTTGAAGGAGTAAAATTGGTCGCGAGAGGGTTGGCCATATGCAGCTTGAAGGAGACTCCCTGCAAGAAGAAGGGGAGAGATTTGGCCTATACAAGGGCTTTGGAAGCGGTGACATTGGGTAACAACTTGAGACCCATAAGTAAGGAAAACAGAAAGGTACTGGCAGTCATCAATTCCATAACAGTGGGAAAGGGCCAAGCCTTTATCGGTACTGATTGTGATTACAAATCGGTTACGTGTCCTTGGATAACACCATTTGAAAATAAAATGTTAGATAAGGTAAAGAAAAATGGCTTATTGTAGTAAATGCGGTAAAAAAATGGAAGAAGTTGTAATTTACACTCCAAAAACCCACAAACAAAAAGGCAGCGAATTTCATTGTCCTGTTCACGGAGTGGATAAATACCCGGTGTTACAAACTATCGGTAGAACTAACCCTAATAATCACGCATGTCGTGATTGGGGAACTATTTTAAAAGAAGGATAATTGTTATGCTGACCAGTAAGAGACCGTCATTTATAAAAGATGACAAATTGTCTAAAGTCGTTGATAATGATGACGTTTCCGTGTTGGTGGACAAGGGAAAGGTGCCTGAATATGCGACATTTGACGAGTGGAAGGAGCGCGGCTATTCGGTGATGAAAGGTGAAAGGTCCTACCAGAAACAGAATGGAGTGCCGCTTTTCCACCGGGACCAAGTGAAGAAAAGTAAATCAAGATGTTATGACCCATATGGAGATTTGGACGACCCGGAGTTGATTGATAGTGATGACTGGATGTTTGGAGATGTTTATTAAAAAGGATAGTTGAAATTATGACACCGAAATTGGAATTTGATAAGGAAAAACACATTTACACGCACAACGGAAAGCGGGTCTTATCTGTAACTACGGTTCTTCCCGATATACCGGAACACCTGCTTTATAAGCAGTTCTTTATTGATGCCGGTTTTCGCGGGAACCGGGTGCATGATTATGCGGATAAAATTAATAAGTTTTACATAGACAATAAAAAGAAGATACCGTCTTCGGAAATTTATCAGGGCAAGGGTTATGTAGAAAGTGATGAGCCATACATAAAGGGCTATCTTAAGTTTTTAAAGGCCCATAAGCCCGATATTTTGATGTCTGAGCAAAAAATGCTACATAAGGAATTTTCATACGCCGGGACCATGGACTTAGTGGCCATTCTCAAGGGAAAGAAGACGGTACTCGACATTAAAACTACCAGTAAGATAGCGCCGTATGCAAGACTGCAGCTTGCCGCGTACGTTTTTATGCACAATGAAAATCACCCGGAAAATGAGGTACACAATAGGTGTATAATTCATCTACTTCCCACCGGGCTATATAAACTGGTGCATTTTAAGATAGACAGTTTAGAATCAGATTTTGAAGAATTTTATCATAAGTTGCGTAGCGCACAATGGGACGTGGCCAATATGAGTGGAAAATATGCAAATTGAAATATACGTTATTTTAAGTTTGTACCTTGACAGGGTAATTGGGATGTGATATAATGATATTTTGTTGTGGCGGTTGTTTCGATTAACGGCGGGGGATGAACGAAGCCCCCGCCAACTAAAATTGAGAGTGGAGATGTTTTAAAAGTGAAATTTGGATTAATGAAAGGAAAAAATTAAAATGGTAATATTTATTGTTCAAGACTCCGGGCAGGACTTCACCAATCTGTTAAAGATAAGTGAAAACATCGTAACGATTGCCCAGCGTGACCATCCTTTATTTGGTGATGCAAGTGAACATATTGAGAAAATAAGGTCGGCGCTTGACCATTTTGATGTAGAAAATGATGCAATCGTACCAAGTGGTGACCCTATTAACATTAGCATTGTTTCATCGATTTTATCTAAAAAGAAAGGAGGTGAAAATGGTGTTTTGTTTTACAAGTGGAACCGCCAGACAAGCATGTATGTGCCTGTTCGGGTACGGTTAAATGGTAGTAACCCGGTTGATAAACCGGAGACGAAAATCAATAACGAATAAAAATTAAGGAGAACGAAGATGAAAAAAGAAACACCAAAAGCCAGTAAAGAAGTGGCAAAAAAAGCGGACCCGATGAGTAAGCCCCCGGCATACGTGAAGAAACAAGACGTTAATGTTCCCAATACCGAATCGGCTTTAATTTTCCCCAATCTGAAATTGTTACAGCAACTTTCCCCAGAGCTTGACGAAGACGATACAAAATTTGTCAAGAAGGCTGCAGCGGGTATGTTTATTGTAACGGATGGATCAACCGTCAGCCTTTTTGACGGCGAAGAAGGTATAAGGTTCTGCCCGTTGGTTGTCCGCAAAGTGTTTACAGAATGGGTGCCCAGAGCACAGGGCGGCGGTTTTGTAGCAACTTATCAGTCAAAAGAGGAAGCCGATGCCGGTTTCACCCCCGGAAACGAATTGAATATCTCCATTGATTATCTGGTCCTATCACCGGATGTGTTAAACAATGGCCTGATGTATCCGTTTGTAGTTTCGTTCAACACGGCCACGAAAATGGCAGCAGCGCGGGAACTTCAAAAGAACATCCTGTCATACAAGACAATGCATGGTGTAACTTACCGGTTGACCAGTAAGAAACAGTCCAATAAGGCCAATCAGAAATTCTACAACTTTGCTGTTGCGGCTGAGGGTTGGACGGAAGAGAAGCTCTACAAAGAATTGGAGGGCATGAAAAAGGAAAAAGAAACTCTATTCCTGCCGGTGTCTGACGAATCAGCATTCTAAGTTTATTGAAGGGGTCAGGTTTTCCTGACCCCTTCAATCGTTAAAAAGGAATTATAAATGAATCTATTACCTATTAATAAAGTTTCAGACCTTCCACGATTAGCTGGCCGTCCTTTAATCATCGACACGGAAACCACCGGATTAAACAAGATAAACGATAAACCGTTCTTAATTCCAATAACCATAGGGAATGAATCATGGGCCTTGAGGTCCGATAAGAATACAATTAAATGGCTAAACACGAACATGCCCGAAGCTGAGCATTGTGTGTTCCATCATGCCAAGTATGACTTGCACATGTTAATCAATGCGGGGGTGGATGAGTCAGTAATTGATAGGTCAAAAATTTGGTGCACCATGGTAAATGAGACCCTTATCAATGACCAACATCACAGTTATGCTCTGGATGCCATCTGTCAAAAGAGATTTGGCATGCGGAAAAAGGACATTGAACTTTTACAATGGCTGGCCGACCATTGTGGCGGTAAACCTGAGCGTAAATACCAAATGAAAAACATAATTAAAGCGCCGATTGAGATGGTTGCCTATTATGCCGTTGGTGACACGGAAATGACCGGCATGTTGTATGAGGCTCAGAAACCTGATATAACAAATCAAGAACTGGAGCAGGTGTCCAAACTGGAAATGAGAGTATTATTGGCTCTCTTGGACATGGAGAGGCGCGGGGTGCCGATAAGCATTCGCAAGGTTGAAGAGTCGTTAGTAAGATTTTCCGCTATGAAGACTGAGATAGGGAAAAGGGTGCATGACCTTGCCGGGTTCGACATAAATGTAAGGTCAGGAAAACAACTGGAAAAGGCGTTTAAGACGTTAGGTGTTGAAATCAAATACAATGAGGAGACCGGCAATCCGATATTTGACAAGGAAACTCTTGGCCTTATGGATGACGAGCTTTCAAAGTCAATATTGGAACAGAGAAGCTATGGAACAATGATTGACACGTTTCTTTCGCGGTTCCAGGACCACATGCATGACGATGGCCGAATCCGTTGTGACTTTAATCAGACGAAAAATGACGAGTATGGAGTTATCACTGGCCGGTTGTCGGCCAGCAATCCCAACATGCAACAGATACCTAACCCGAAAAGAAGCGGGGATAAGGCTGCAGAGGTCCGCGCAGTGTTTACCGCGCCAAAAGGTGAAAAATGGATAAGCGCCGATTGGAGACAATTCGAGTTTAGAGTGTTTGCCAATTACTCTAATGATGCCAGTCTGATTAATGAATTTAAACTTAACCCGGATGCCGATTACCACCAGTTGGTTGCCGATTTAACCGGCCTAAAAAGAGACCCGTTTGCAAAGCAACTGAATCTTGGGCTCGTTTTTGGCATGGGTCAGGGTCTTGTAGCCAAGAAATGCGGGTTGCCATACACACAGAAAGTTGAAGATGGGCGGGTGTACTTGGTTGCCGGTAAAGCCGGTAAATCTCTGTTTAAAAAATACCATAGTAAACTGCCCAAGGTACAGAAAATGTTAAAGGAAGCGGAACACATAGCTGCTACAAGAGGGTTTGTAAAAACGCTATCCGGGCGAAGGATAAGGTTCCATGACCGAAGCAAGGCGTACAAGGCGGCGGGGCTCGTTTTTCAAGGAACATCGGCTGATTTGATGAAAATGAAGTTGGTGGAATTAAATAATGAATTTAAAAATAGCGACAATAGCCTTATTCTTGCTGTACATGATGAGTTTAATTTCCTTGCTAGGGGAGACGTGAAAAAGACGGCCAACAAGATAAAGGAAATAGTTGAGGACATTACACAGTTGAAAGTGCCAATTCGTTCAGACATCGGCATAAGTGATGATTGGTTGGAAGCAAGTAAATAAAAATAAAAAGGAGATTAGAGATTATGGGGAACAAATTTACTAGAAATCCGATAAAGAGAAGCTATTTGATTATTGACGGCCAGTGGGGTTCCACCGGAAAAGGATTGATTGCCGGGTATTTGGCGCTGAAACGTGAACCGGATGCTGCAGTTTGTAATTTTGGGGCCAACGCTGGGCATACAACCGTCCTTGATGACGGCAGAGTGGTCATGGTACAAATACTTCCTTCTGCCATAATTGCGCCATCGGTTAAAAATGTGTTAATAGGGCCGGGGGCTATTGTTGACCCAACAGTATTGGCCATCGAAATGGAAAAGTACGCTGACCTCTTAAAGGGAAAACAGATATACATCCATGAATCGGCATCTATCATTTGTCAGGAGCACAAGGACAGGGAAGCCGGGGAATTAAACAGAATTTCATCCACCTGCAAGGGTGTAGGAGCCGCGCAAACCGATAAAATAATGAGAATACCGAATGCAACGGCAAAGGAAAACGAACATTTGAAATTGTTAGATGTAAAAATCATCCCGGTAATGGAATTTACAAAGTTATTGATGGCCAGTAATCTGTTGCAGATTGAATCGGCACAGGGTCTCGAATTGGGCGCGAACAGTGGCGGGTGGTATCCTTATTGTACAAGTCGTGACATCAATGTTCATCAGGTCCTTTCTGATTGCGGCATACCCTTTTGCATGAAGAAACCGGAAGTTATAGTTTCCATGAGAACCTATCCGATTCGCGTTGGTAATGCTTTCGACAAGGATGGAAACATGATTGGAACAAGCGGCCCTGTGTATGATGACCAGCGCGAAGTTACGTGGGAAGAGCTTGGTGTTCCACTGGAAAGGACCACAGTTACCAAGAAGATAAGACGTGTGTTCACTTGGAGCAATAAGAATTTAGAAAAGGTAATTACCTTATTGGCCCCGGATGCGATATTTTTAAACTTTACCAATTATCTCGAAGAAAATTCTGGTTTTGGTACCCCCAAAACTTCTGAACTAATACATAACATAGAAATTACAATCAAGAAAAGTACAGACTGGAAAGGAGTCCCGTTCCCGTCTGCCCGCGTAAGGTACATCGGTAAGGGGCCAAAAATCGGCGATGTGCTGGAATTGGGCGAAGACCAATAGGTTTGTATCTTGACAGTCAAAATATGGCCGTGGTAAACTAATTATTTAGTCACGGAGAGGAGAGTTTTAACATGGAAAAACACCAATCAGACAAGTACAAGGAAATGCTACTTGAGGCGATTAAGACTGATGGTCTTCAGTTTTGCCTTGATTGTACACAGGAAGAAGCGGCTGAATTGATACAGGCAATTTCCCACCTGCGAAGGGGAAGAAAAACCGTGGACGAAGTAATAACGGAAATGGCAGATTTGACCATCATGCTTGAAATGTGTAGAATCGGCTTGGACAAGGAAAAAGGTTTCGCAGACCGCATTGAAAGCAAAACCGCCAAGATTGGTGAAAACATAAGATTTAAAAACGGAAAAGGACAAAAACATGGATAAGGCGTTATTGATAAAGGCGTTGAAGTTGAGTTACGTCCCGCGTTGGGTAATTGTCGATTTGTCAAGACCACAGACCGTAAGTGACCATGTTTATCGCACACAGATACTAGCCCTTCAATTAGTACAAAAATTAAAACTTGGTACCATAGACGAAGGAAAGATGGTGCTCGATGTTTTGTTTCATGACGTGGAAGAAGGGGAAACCGGTGACATCCCGTCTTCCCATAAGAGTTCAAAATTTGACCTTGACCCGTCAGTGTCATTGGAAAAGGCGGTGTTGCGTTTAGCTGATACAATAGAGGCTGCGATTTGGTTGGCCCGTTATGGCATAAATCCCGGAAGAGTAAGAAGGTTTTTGGAGTCTAAGATTATCTTTCTGGAAAAGGAAGTTGCGGAAATGGGCGGCATTTCCGTTGACCGCATTTCAGAAACGGTAAGCAATATAATTGAAGCTGGTAAAAGTCACGATTAAATAAGGTCATATAAAATATGATTAAAAATAACATACCACAAGAGATAAAGGACATTCCGCGATGGATTTGTCATAAGGCCAAGGTTCCCAAAAACCCTAAGTCAGGGAGAAATCTGGCCGGGGACCAAACTAAATGGGGAACTACATTTGAACAGGCCTGTGAAGCGTTAAAGAAGCATGAATTTGATGGACTTGGTTTTGTGTTCACTGCAAATGATGGGTATTGCGGCATCGACATTGACCATTGTGTAGAGAACGGTAAGATAAGCGAAAAAGCGCAAAAGATTATTGATAGCTGTAATAGTTACACCGAAAAGTCGTTGTCCGGGTCCGGGATACACATAATTGTAAAAAATTCTGATAAGAAAAAGATATTACACAAGAAGGGCGGCGTAGAAGCTTATAGTGAGGGGCGATATTTTACTATGAGCGGGTTCGGTATCACCGGTAACGATAAAGTAAATACGATAAACGTAAACAGTCTCTTGCAAAAGATATCTAAGAACGGTGACGGTCAGGTTGAAAATGACAATAAGCCAGTCGGTAAGGAATTACTCAGTAACAGTGAAATAAAGGAATTGATTGAGCGGATTGAAGCATCGGCGAACGGGGCCAAGTTTAAAATACTATGGGACGGAAATTGGGCTCAGGAATACGAATCTCATTCAGAAGCTGACATGGCGCTATGCAATATTTTAGCTTTTTGGATAAATGATGCTGTTAAAATTGACCAGATGTTTAGGTTGTCCAAAGCATTCCGTGAGAAATGGGATAGGTCAGTTGGTCAGGGCAAAACATACGGTCAATTGCTCATTGAAAAAACGTTAATGCACCAAGAAGGTGCGATAACTGCAAACAGTCTTGTCGTGGAAATCGATACTTTTAAGACCATGAACATGCCGGAAATTAAAACCATTATGTCTCCTTGGTTGACGTTTGGTTCTACTCATATGATTTATGCCAAGCGTGGTGTCGGTAAGACGTTCTTTGCCTTGTCATTGTCGCTATCCGTAACTCATGGGTCCGGTTTTGGCGATTGGGAATTGCAGGAAGCCGTCAATTCCCTGTATGTTGACGGGGAAATGTTGCCGCAGGACATGAAGAAAAGAATAGCCAATCTTCAATTTAATTATACCAAAAAGGAGAAGAATTGGTATATTTTATCGTCAGGCATTAATCTGCAGAATGGTGGACTGTCTATAAACATTGCTAAACCATACTGGCAAGACTTCATTTTTAATGAGGTTAAGGATAAAGACATCAAATTATTGTTACTTGATAACATTTCGGCGCTTACACCCGGAATTGAGGAAAATGAATCAACTTCATGGGATAATATCGCCGTATGGGTAAACAAGCTTAAACAAACGGGATGTGCAGTAATCTTGGTCCATCATGCGGGGAAATCGGGAACACAGCGCGGGACCAGTGCAAGAGAAGACATGTTGGATACTGTAATTACTTTACGAAAAACATCGGAAGATGCAACGGTTGGGATAGATGTTAATATCATTTTTGAAAAATCAAGACACATTGCCGGGTCTGCTGTAGCGGCAACGAATGCGCGATTGATACCGGCTGAACCGGGGTCTGACAGTCTGATTTGGGCATTCAGTTCTCCCGGAATTTCAAAACGTAATGAAGTTTTACAGCTATTCTTGGACGGGAAAACGGCTGATGAGATAAGAGATTTGTTAGGAACAAGTAAATCTGCAATAGCCAAGTATAAAAGAGATGCGGTCAGTAAGGGTTGGATTGGTGAATCGAAGGGTAAGTTATTTTTAACTAACATAGGAAAGATGGCAATGGGTAATGGCGATGAAGAAAACGGATATGGGTTCTAAAATATGCACTAAATGTAAGAAAAGAAAGCTAGTGGTCAAATTTTCTAAAAATAAAAGCTGTAAAGACGGTTTGCAGTTTTGGTGTAAAGAATGTATTAAAGAATATCGCGAAAATAACAAGGAAAAAGAAGCAATAAGGAAAAAACAATGGCACAAAAGTAATCCGGAAAAAGTGGCCATAAAACAAAAACGATGGCGAAAAGAAAACCCTCAAAAAAGAGCCATACAGCAAAAACGAAATCGTGAAAAACATAAAGAAGAAAGAGTCGAATCAGCAAGACAATATCGACAGTCCTATATCGGAAAAGAATCGATGAGAAGGTCACGGGAAAAGAAACGTTCTACTCCTAAAGGGAAACTTAATCATAGTATATCCACCACTGTTTGTAAATCACTAAAACAAGCAGGCTCCTTTAAAAACGGCTGTCATTGGGAAACTTTGGTAGGATATAAAGTTGAAGAATTGAAGAAACATTTGGAATCTTTATTTACAGAAGGAATGAATTGGGAAAATTATGGTTACGGAAAAGATAAGTGGTGTATTGATCACAAAAAACCAATTATTTCATTTCATTATGACAATTTTGAACATCCTGATTTTAAGAAGTGTTGGGCTTTGAAAAATTTACAACCCATGTGGTGTTTAGAAAATTTTAGTAAGGGAGCGAAAATAAATGGCCAATAAATTAACAGTTGGTGTAAAAGACGATAAAAGTAAATTGAAAATTGAACTCATTCCCCCGGAAGTAATAGTTGCGCTTGCTAAGGTTCTTGAATACGGAGCAATAAAATATGAAGCCCGGAACTTCGAAAAGGGGATTCATTTTTCTCGGCTATGGGCTGCAGCTCAACGGCATTTGTGGAGCTATTGGGGGGGAGAAATTTATGATGAGAGCGGTATGCCACATTTATACCATGCGTTATGTTCTGTGGCTATGTTAGTAACATTAACAGAAAGAGATATGGTTCAATTTGACGATAGGCCAGTTGTAAAAGTTCCCGGCAAAAAATAAGGTTTATATCTTGACAGGTAAACATAGACTATGATTTAATGGTAGTTAAGAGGAGAGATGAGATGGGAAAAGAGGAATTGGGAATACAGTTACATAGGGAAGTGAACAAGGGACTGCTTAAAAGTTTACTTGCCGTGATAGATAACTTTGTTAGAATCAACGGCAAGGCTCCTATTACTGTAACCGAACTATTGCGGTTTTCAACGGCACAAGCAAAAAATCCGACAGAAAGGAAACACTAATGAAAACAAAAATTTGCGGGAAATGTAAAAGAAGAAAACTGACAATAAAGTTTTCCAAAAATAGTGGTCACAAAGACGGATTGCAATCACAATGTAAAAAATGTGTCAATAAATATAAGAAACAGTATTATGAAAAAAATAAAAAACAAATAATAGCCCATATTAAACAATATTACAAAGAAAATAGGGAACAGGTACTTGCACGTGAGAAACAGCGTTATAAAAATAATAAAAAGCGAATAACAGCACGTGTTAAACAATATCATAAAGATAACCCCGAAAAACAAAAAATCAAAAAGGCAAAACGGCGTGAGTTAGGTTTCAATCTCTTAAATGAAAAATTTCCGGGTTCCGTTGCTCATCATATAAATAAGGATGACGTTATCTATATACCGGAATTATTACATAAAAATATGCCTCATTGTTTTAAAACTGGAAAAAATATGGAAAGAATAAATAAAATTGCAATGATGTATTTAAAAAATAAAATAAACCAAACCAGAAAAGGGAATCTAAAAAGGGAATTAAAAAATGGCTAAAGGAAGTAGTTTTGAAAGAGACATATCTGTGAAATTGAGTCTTTGGTTTTCAGAAGGCAAAAGGGATGATATTTTTTATCGTAGTCAATCGTCCGGGGCTAGAGCAACCCAGAGGTACAAATCCAAGAAAACTACTGAAGGCCAACATGGCGATATCGCTGCTACTTGTTCTGAAGGAGAGCCACTAATAAAAAAATGGAACATTGAATTAAAATCGGGATATTCGAAAAAGGGTAAATTATGGTCTGATAAAACTACCCGGAGGGTAACTGGCTATTGTTTACTTGACCTTTTAGATTCAAGACAAAAAGACCCGATATTTTTACAATTTTGGGCTCAAACCATTAAAGACAGCGAATTATCAAATAGAGAACCAATACTCATTTTTCGGCGCAATTTAAAAGATGTTTGTATTGCCGTCAATTATAGTTATTATTGTAAATTGTCCGGTTGGTTTGGCGAAATTTCAGATGTAATGACCATAGAGATAAGGGGAAATGGTGTAGATATTAAAATAATGAGACTCAGTGATTTTTTAAACTGGGTAAATTCTAAAATATTAATGGAGCTTGTAAAATGATTAAAGATTTGGAAATTGAACATTTTAGGTCGCATGTGCATTCGCGGTTTGATTTTGTAAAAGGAATCAATTGCATTATCGGGCTCCCGGATTCGGGCAAGACAAACGTAATCCGGGCGATTAATTGGGCATTGACCAACCGGCCATTAAACAGGCGTATGATATCCGATTTCTCTGACGATGCCGCAATAGTTAAAATCGGATTCGATGAGGGAAATGTAATATCGTTAACAAAAGACAAAAAGACGGCAATGTATATATTAAACAAGACCGAATTAAAGGCAATCGGGTCCGATGTTCCTGATGACGTTACAAAAGTGGCGAACATAAGCGAATTGAACCTGCAGGGGCAGCTAGACAAGCCGTTTCTTATCTGCAGTTCTTCCGGGGAAGTTGCCAAAATATTCAATAGGGTAACAAAACTGGAAAAGCCCGATGAAGCCGTTACTTCCCTCACTACGGCCATAAACTCCCAAAACAAGCTGTATAAACAGTATAAAATCGATGAGGTTAAACTCAAGGAAGAGATAGAAGCCCTTGGAAACGTTGAGGAATTACAAAACGATTTCAGGGCGATTGAAAGTGCGCAAATGGCATTGCAAAAGATTACAACAAAGAACAATGAATTGGCTGCAGTGTTAAAGGAACTGGAAGAAGCCGAAAAGGTAAAAGACAAATACAAGACGGTAATAGTTGAGATGGAAGCCGATCTTAAAGATTTACAAAAATTGGTGGTTAAATATGAGGAGGCGGATGACTCTTATGAAGAATTGTCTGATTGCGTAAATGAGCTACTTAATACAAAAGAATCGATGAAAGAAGAAAAGGAAAATTTGACAGAAAAAGCAAAAGAATATAGAAAATTTTTAAACACGATAAAGGTTTGTCCGTTCTGCGACAAATGTAAAACGCCAATTTCCGCGCATAATCTTGATGACGCGATAAAGGGAATAATATAATGAGAGAGATAAAATTCAGAGCATGGGATGATAAAAGAAAATTGATGTATTTAGCAGTAGGAATCTGTTGCGATGGTACTCCTTTTGATCATGAAGAAAAGGTTCTTTATGACACAATACCAATGCAATTCACTGGCCTCAGAGACAGAAGCGGAAAAGAGATATTTGAGGGAGATATAATTTCATACAAAATCGAAATGGCCGGTTATACAGACAAACACAAAGAAGTGGTTATATTTAAAGAAGGAAGATTTAAACCGGTTATACACCCCCATTATGAACCGCAAATCATTGGTAATATTTATGAAAATCCGGAATTATTAAAGGAAAAATTATGAAATTAATTAAACTTTCAGACATACATTTAACAAATGAAAATCCGGTTGGACGATTGGACGATTTAACAGAGGTTCAATGGGAAAAATTGAATTATGTTTTTGAGTACGCGGAAAAAAACGATATTCATGACCTTTTACAAGCAGGAGACTTGGTTGACATTAAAAGAAGCTGGGAATTGTTGCAGAAACTGGCCAAGTTCTTGGAACGATGGAAAAGAAAAGGAGTGAATTTATACACC